TAGGCCGAAGTAGCGCCCGTATTCCTGCACCAGCACATCCGCCGCGAGCTTCGACGCGCCAAACAGCGAATGTTTCGACTGATCCACGCGCATCATCTCATCGATGCCCACGCGCCCATCGGCGTACTCGTAGCGCGTCGCCAGTTCGGTGAACGCCAGATCGTTGGGCGCATCGCCATAGACCTTGTTCGTCGAGAGATGCACAAAGACCACGTTCATTTTTCGTGCTGCTTCCAGCAGATTCAGCGTGCCGCCCGCGTTCACTTCGAAATCGTCAAAGATGCGCCGGGCCGCCAGATCGTGCGACGGCTGCGCCGCGGCATGCACGATCAGATCCGGCGCCAACCGCTCCACCAGATTCAGCACGCGGTTGCGGTCGCGGATGTCCAGATCGATGTCCAGAAAATTGGCACACTGGTCGCGCAGGCGCTCTCGGTTTGGCCGTGTATCCCCACCGGGACCGAAGAAATCCGCGCGCATATTGTTGTCGAGGCCGATGACCAGCCAGCCCAATGCGTTGAAATGCTCGACCACTGCCGAGCCGATCAAGCCGCTGGAGCCTGTGACGAGGATGAGCTTCATGATTTCCTCAGCACCCAGCCGCCGAGGGCATAAAGGCAGCCTTGCCAATCGCGTTCAGACACGCTCACACTGATCGCGCCGCAGGCTTCCGCCTTTGAACACAGTGACCAGACCCCGCCAACCTTGCGCCAGAACATGGACGACAGCACTTCAAAGCCATAAAGCAGCGTGTCCAACCGGTCACCGCCATACACACGATGCATTGGGGCATGTACATGGTCGCGCCCGACGGGCAGCGTTAGGATCAACAGTCCGCCCGGATTCAGCGCAGCATACAGCCGCCGCATCGCCTGCAAGTCACCATCTTTGACCATATCCGTGACGCCATAGCGCCCGGCCAAGCCAATGTGTTCGAGCGTACTGCACGCTACGATGAGATCAAACGTCGGCAGCTCTACCGCCAGCACATCGCCAATGATGGTCTTGGCTGGGACGTTCATCGGCTGGTAATCGAGAGCAGTTGTGCTCCACCCTTGCCGATTCAGCGTGTCGATAACACGACTGACACCGCCACTGCCTACGTCGAGCGCGGAGCGCCCCATACCCGCTGGAATGGCGAGATCAACAAATCGATATTCGATATCCCGATCCCCGGCCAGATTGTGCGAGAGGTGGAAATTCAGCCCCCGCGGCGGGTACGGCGCGCTAAGACCAATTTCATAGGGATCTAACGGCTGCTGGCCGAGATAGCGTTGATGTGGATACCAGTCCATCCATACGGGCGCATACTCCGGTTGCGGTTGATTCGCGCATAGCGCCTGATACGATGCATTCCGCCAATGGCTGTCATACGGGGCTTTCAACGCACCATAGTGGAAGATCGTCTGCGTCACCTCTTTAGTCATGCCCATCTTACCGGGTTCGAAGGCGGGGGTTTCGTGCGCAGGCTGGAACGCGCCCTCATGTCGGTAGCTGATGCCCTTGTTCAACAACCACGCACGCCATTGGCGATAGGGGTCAAGATCCGGCGCATAGTGCAGCCGATCGCGCACAAAATTCACGCGCGGCAGGTGCAGCAGCGCGAATTCTCCCCGCTCCAGCTCGCGCCGGATGCCGTCAATGTCCTCGGGGAACATGAGCTCATCCGGGTCAAGGCGCAGGATCGCGTCATAACCCGCCGCTTCGACATGATCGAGCAAGGCCTGCGCGTGCTCACCGAATTTCCAGTCAAAGGGGCGCTCGAAGACCACACCGCCGAGCGCGCGGATTACGTCTGCGCCGCCATCGGTGGACCCGCCATCCAGCGCGACCACGCCATCGACCGCCGGGAGCATCACCGGCAGATGCAGCTTAAGCCAAGCGGCTTCATTCTGAAACATCAATGCGAGTGCGAGTTTCAACCAATTCCTCCGAGAATGGATAACAGATCGCGGGATACGAGGCTCGTCAGGTAATCGCCCAAGAGCGTGCGCATAAACGGTGTGGCGGCGACAGGAGTCAGCGGCGCAGGCTTCGCGGCTTGCAGTTCAGCGCGCAGTGAGGCGATCACATCATCCGCGCTCTCGGTAACGGCCGGCAAATTTGCGCAAAGGCAGTTGTGAACGACGTGACCGTTGACCGTGTACGTATTGTCTGTGTCCACGTGCATGTTGTACACCAAGCCGGTGTAGAACTTTTGCTCTACTGCCCGGATCACGGTATAATTCATGTGGGCTTGAGTGGGATTAGCTACCCCGCTGACAAACTGGTTTCCTGACCGGTCGCCCACCTCAACATCAGGAGACGATGACAGGAGATCGTTACTATGCGCGCTTGTACCAAGTGCTGCAAGTTGTGCGACGGCATTCTCTGCCGAAAATGCTACGACGAAGGCCGCGCCCAAGCAGCAGCTCAAAGAAATGCCGTTCGTATTTGCCCCCGGTGCGGTGCACCCCGCGCACGAAAAACCAAACACTGCATGAAGTGCAGCGGCGAAATTCGCACAGAAGCTGTCTTGAAAGACCACATTTCGCGAATTGAAGCAGTTTTCAATCGCCCAATCCTTGATGTCCTCACCGAGTTGTATACCAATTCCACGCTCGGAACTCCCGATATTTGTACCCAACTTGGCGTCCCGTTTAGAACCCTGCGTGCAATGCTGCTCCACATCGGCATCCCACTTCGAACACGCAGTGAAGCTGTCAAAATGCAGTGGGAAAGACCTAACAGCGATGTTCGTCGCACTGTCCAAGGACAGCGTATGGGGCAATTTTCCAGAATCTATCTTCGAGGAGAAAACAACCCCGCCAAACGTCCCGAAGTGGGGGCGAAGATTTCCCGCGCCAAGTTGCGCCATAATCCGGGACTGAATGTCATGCGCGGCGCCGAGATCCTCCGCCCCACCAGCATTGAGATCGCTATGGGTGAAGCGCTGCGCGCCCAAGGTTTCCGCTTTGAACGCGAATACCGGGTTGGCCGCTTCTTCTTGGATTTCGCTCACCCCATTGCCAAGATCAACATCGAATGTGACGGGTTGTACTGGCATAATGCCGAACGGGATGCTATCCGCGATCAATGGCTGTCGGCGCGTGGTTGGATTACTTTCCGGTACACCGACGAGATGATCAACAGCGATATTCAGTCCTGTATGGAGCACTTTATCTTCTGGCTTGAGGTCTTGGGCATTGACCCATCCGCGCTCGGTTAAGACCGGGTGCTCAGGCGTCAGCGTAAAGCGGCCTGAGTCGGTTGTGACCTCGTAAACCTGCCCATCGTATTGCCGTGACCATGCCATCAGGACACGGCAATACCGCCCATGATCTGTCAGCACATAATCACCCTCTCGCACATCCTCAATGACAAGCACACCTCGCTTGGTTGTAACCAATTGCCCCGGCGTACAGCATTGCGGGTGGCTATCCGCTACAACCATCGGCGCACCCTCGAGCGGGTACGGATCTTTGATGCGTTCACCGCTCATGCCAATGGTGGCGAGCTGGTCGCAGATATCGGCTTTCGGATGCCGGGCCGACAAACGCCAGTCCATACCGCTGACGAACGGATTCGCGCGGCTGGCTGCAAAAGTCGCCTCCGATGCGGCGCGGCTCACTTCTGACCGGGCCAGCACCATCGCGTGAAAGCTGGCGTCTGTGCCATAGGGCTTGTTCGTGCGCAGCGTCCGAGTGGGACGTAGGAAGGCTTCAAGATCTTGCGACATCAGCAGCGCACCGCGACCGGTGCGGATACCATCAGTCAGCAATGCGTCGATTTTGAGGCGTGTGTTCTGCCCTGCCCTCCAGATGCGATCACTGAGGCGATAGCCATTCGGGTCAACCCACGTGTGCGGGGCATCATAATTAGCCAGCGGATTGGTGATGTTCACCTGCTCACGCGCCAGCGGACGAGCGGTCGCCAACCATGCGAGCACATCATCCGGCAGCCGTTTGCGGAGATACAAGGTGTGCGCAGTCAACGTCCGCGCAACACCTAAAGCCATTCGGTAGTTCAGGATCGAAGCGAAGCGCGACACGGGCGTTACGCCATCCGTGGCAAAGACCATTCGCCCCTGGGAGAATAACCCGGACACAATGGCGCCACAGTTTTCCAAAACCAGATCGCGGCGATAGGTCGGGATCACCCCATTCACGGTATTTTGGGTGAGAATGCCGCTCAACTGTTGTACAGCGTCGGCCATCATTTGATCGACGTCGGCGTTGATTTCCTTGAGTGTCTGGTAGACCACCCGGGAACTAGCGATGTTTTTCATGCTGCGTTTTGCTGCGGCGTACCATCATCCGCATTCGGATCAGGTGTGTTGGCCAGCTGATTAATCGCGGCCTGGTCGCGCTGATCCTGCTGCGCCTGCCGCTCATCACGTTGTTTCTGTCCAGCCCGGAGCGCATCTTCAACATTTTCAATGCGCAGCGGCAGGAGTTCCAGTGCGGTCTTATCATCGATGATGCTGGTTTCGCTGTGCGCGTATTTGACGGCGTTCAGGACGAGGTTGCCGTCTTGTTCATTCAGCGGCTGCCACTGGATCATGATCGGCGTCTCAGCGTCAACGCGGGTTTCGAACACGCTGTAGTAGGCGAGTACCACGCGGGCAATCTGCTGCATCCACGTTTCGACGAGGCCGCGCCGCTTCTCTAACCACTTGATGAACGGCGGCATCTGTGCGTCCGCACTGGCCTTGCTGGAGGCGATGGCGTTACCCCAGACGAATTCGGGGACTTCGGTATGCTGGAGATACAGATAGAACAGCAAGCCGAGCAGCGCTTCAACATCCGCGCTCATCGACGCTGGACTCTTCCATGAGAACTTCGCTTGATTCGGGAGCACCACCAGATTGTCCGCGTCGAAATCGACGACGTTGACGGTTTCTGTTGTGCCATCGGACAGCGTGGTCGTAACCTGTCTGGAATAGCGCTCCATAAACTTATCGACCGCTTTCGGATCGCCCATTTCTTCGATCACGGGCGTCGGGCGACCCTGACGAATGTTGCCCTTGATCGCCGCATCGAAGATTTCGCCATATTTTTGCAGCAAGGGGATCACCGCTTCACCCTCAGCGCGCCCAAAGGTTTCATCCATGCCCTTGCGATTAGGCACATGAATCACGGGCACTAAACCGATCAGGTTGCGGTAGGTACGCGGTCTGCTGACCCCACTGTCGTAGGTGATCGTTTCCACACGCTTTTCAGCCGTGTAGTCATTGACAATGGTCATGGTGCGTCCGGTGTCCGTCGGATGTGAAAATGTCTGGGTGATGCGCCAGCCGATGATCTTGCTGAAATTCTGCTCATCGACAATGGGATCAACCAGATGAGGCGGCATGATCGTGACACTGAGATCCGCGTTGATAACAACGAAAAAATCGCCCAGATTGAGCGATTCTTCGAAAACGCGGAGCATGTCTGCATGGTGATTGCTCCACCATTCATTCAAATGGAGCTGGGCGTTGCGGTCGTCACACTTCCAGCGCGGTTCTTTGCCCATGACGTATGAGGCGATTTTGGACGCGAGCGGTTTGAGCAGCAGCCCGCTGATCTCCAGACCGGCCGCTTTGCCGCGCCGCGCTTTATCCCAGAAGGCATAATCGGGCTGCGTCAAATCCTGCTGTGTGTAGGTTGACCAAGCGCTACGAAACCGAATCAAATAGCGTTTCGCAGAACCGATCAACTCTCGAATTGGATTCGCCATGTTGCCCTTTCTAAAGCAAAAACGCCCGAACGGGCGTTCTCTATTTCGATTATAAAGGACACGTCAAGAAGCGATGTAAGCGGCCTCCAACCGAGCGCTAGCCTCTTCAAAAGCGTGAGGTGCTACCGGAATAACAATGGTGGCGGGCTTATACCGCTCTTGCAGTATCGCTAAAGCTTCATACTCTGCTGGACGATGATCGTAATCACCGATGTCCTCCCAAATGTCGGGCTCCCGATACCATTCAAATCCTTGTTCCAGATCAATGGCCGATAATTTCGCCCGCTTTGCCGCTTCTGCATCGCGCAAGATGCGTTCAAAAATGCTCATAGCTCAATGGTAACACAAGTCTTGATTTTCGCACAACTGTTCTACCATTTGAACCTGTAGCTCTTAATCTCGGGTTCACTTGTTTCATGCAGTTTATTGAATGCGCCCGCGGTCGCATCGCCCTGATCACGGTACTGGCTGTTCGGAATCGCCACCATTTCCTCGATGTAATCGCGATTCCATTTACCTTCAATCAGAATGACATTTCCGGCTTCGGCTTGCGCTGCGAACGGTTCAAGGCGGGCATCTTTATTCCCGCTCGGCATATCCCGGTAAATGTTGAAGCCCGCGAGGTTGCGGATCGTCGATTCAGCGCTCTCTTTACCGCCAGAACCCGGCTCTTGCTCGATATAAATGTCCACCGCATAGACATCTCCGAACATCTGCGCGTCGAGCTGCGCGGTTTGTTTCATGATGCTCTCGCGTTCCAAGGCCGACCACTGCCCGCGCACTACGTCTTCGATGTAGATTTTGCCGTCTAGCCCGCGCGCGAGCAGCGCGCCGCAAGTGTAGGCCCCAGAACCATCTGTTCCGGCCTTGTCCCAGTACCGGACGCGCCCCTGCACATCCGCCGGGCGCGCGCGCTGAATATGAGACAGCCATTCACGCTTAATGCGATTGCCTTCGACCGCCCGCGGCACGCCCTGATAGAGCGAGGCCCACACTACCGAGCCCACTTCACGCTGAATCTCGTCAACAGCAGCTTGGCTAAAGCGGCTTGGGGAGAGGCATTCGCCGGGCTGACGTCCGAGCGGATCCGGCATGCCTAGGGGTTGCCCCAAGAATTCATTGTTGTGGTCGCGCTCCTCTTGCGTTTCCGCTTTGGCAGGCAGGCGCAGCAGCGTCCACATGCCGGGGTAATTCTTGAGCAGACGCCCGGTGAGGTCATCCTCGTGCCAGCGCGTTTGAATCACAATGATCGCGCCACTCTCGCCCATACGGGTACGAAGCACGGACTGATACCATTCCCATACCGTATCACGCACCGTCAGCGACTGCGCTTCCTTCCAGTCTTTCAGCGGGTCATCGACTACGGCCAACGCCCCGGGAAAGCCTGTCAGCCCGCCGCCCACACCGATCGCGCGGACACGACCACGATACGGATAGGCCAACCCCCATTCATTGACCGCGCGACTATCACGCCGGGTCACGATGGGCGCGACGTCAATGGCGCGCAGTTCGCCAAACAGGGCCTTGTATTCACCGCTCTCGACGACCCCGCGCGCTTCACGGGACATACGCTCGGCGAGATCAGCGGCATAGCTGGCGATGATCACCGGGTCATTTGGGCGCCGTCCGCTCCAGTACGCGGGGAAACGGATGGAAGCCAGCTCGGATTTACCGTTTTGTGGGGGAATGTTGATCAGCAGCCGCCTGATCTGTCCTTCCAGCACCTGATCCAGCGTATTGGCAATCAGGTGATGGACGGGATCGGGCTTGTAACCGGGAAACGTGTACTTCGTGAACTCGATCAGGCTGGAACGGGCGCGCCGCCGCCTAAGCAGCTCTTGCGCGGCTTGTTGTTTGGTGATGTTCATGATGCGGCAATGCGTTCCAGTTCGGCTTCTGTCATCTCGCCTACAGGACGAATGAACGATTCGCCCTTCGTGGTCAGATCCACCGCGACCGGCTTTTCTGTGCCTTGCAGCTTGACGATCCGGTCTTCCATCTCAGCGGCGATGCGCAGCGCGTTCAGGTTCTTCTTATTGACGCGGTAGTCTTCCCACGCGCGCATCTGGATCTCCCGGTACTGCGCGATGCTGCGATTTCGGTTGGTGACCACGTCGTCAATGTACGTGCGTCGGCGCAGCTCGTCACATCGCTTAATGTCGCGGTAGGCGGTGCGCAGCGTCACGCCAAGCGCCTCGGCGATCTGGAGCGGGCTCGCGCCCTGCACCTGCATGGAGCTCACAATCGCCAGACGCGCCAAAATATCCGTGTCTTCAAACCACACCACGGATTTTTTACCCTTCTTCGCGCCTGGCATTGTCTATAAATCCCTCTCTCAAGCGCACCAGAATCGAAACACGCCGCGTAAAGCACGGCGTGTCGTTGCATTAATTATAATGTTAGTGTCAACGTGAGCATCAATGTTCACCTTATGTTCTTTCAATCAGCGTTACTCTGCTCCAATCAAATCCGCCACGAAGTAAAATTCTTCAGGACTGAGGATGTACATTGCCCCCGGCACTGTAACGAGATGAGGCAGTAGCATCGGCATACCCGATGCACGAGCTTCTTCAGCCAAATGCCGCATTGTGTCTAACCACCACTCCGCGATGCACATTACAGTCCCCGCTGGAATTACATCTGGGACGAATACTGGCATAGAAATTGTGTTGTTATCGCTCACGATTGAGACTCTTCGATAGACGCTTCAAACACAGTATCGGAATAATCCACTGAATCACCCATGACCTCATAGTCTTTGACGCGAATGCCGTTCTTTGCGTTGCCGACTGCTGTAGCTGGACGCCAGAATGTACCCGTGTACTTACCGAACAAGGGTGCATCGTCGGTGTAGTGCGCGAAATTACCGCGCCGAATGTGCAGTGGTATAACATCGAATTGCTGTTGAGGCTTATCGTCGCGCTCATACCGCTTGCCCATCGGCTTAATCGCCAGCGTCTTGTATTTCGTCATGGGCACGCCGAAATGACGTTGATAGGCCGCGTTGTCGGCGGGATCGGGTTCGTGGTCAATGGTGACGATGTTGCGGCAGTTGAGGAATTGAACGCCGTACAAGCCGCGATAAACCAGAGCAATAAAACAGGCGTACCTATTCGCGAACAGCGATGTGTTAACATCTAATATTTCACCTTGATCGTTGAGGATTATTACGCCAGTTCCGATTTCCTCAAACTCACCCTCAAAGATACTAAAACATGCAACATTGATACTTTTGCATGTATGCGATGATTCCTCCGAGTCATACTGACATCCAAAGTAAACTACGATCCCATTGCTCACCATAACCAGATCATCGGCATCAAACCATGTCTGATCCACGATCCGCATCTCAATCAGGACTTCAGAAAACGGCATATTACCGACTGATTGAAATTCAAGCTTTGGAGGGCGTTCAAATAGCCCGGCAGGAGTCTTGATTCGAGGCTCCATCTCAGACAAGTCTATGACCGGGAGAGTGGATGATATGAACATATCGCACCCTGCAAGAGGGGAGACTTCTGACGGCAACGGAAATTCATTGCCCGTTGTATTCCAATAATCATCACGTATCTGTATATCAGCCAATTCTTCAGCGGCAGCAGCTTTAACTTGCTGGATAAGCAAGTCAGATAGCCGCGCCCGCTTGACCAGCCCCTCGATTTCTCGCGCCTTCTGTACCTGTTCCATGCGCTCACGGCGCTTGCGTGATGCTTTACCCATTGCTCACCTCTTTGTCGTTAATCTCGCAATTAGCGATAGCTTGCTCTCTCACCCACTCGAAATAAGCTTCAATCCGTTCAATGATTGCCTGCGCCTGATCCTCCCCAAACGTTTCACGTAACCACACGTGAGGATGCTTGGCACTTTTTCGAAGATTTAGGCGTCCTGCCATAGGTAGCATATTCCCAGGCACAGTGCCAAGCGAATTCGGATCGGCGATCGGTATCCAATGGTCAATGTGGAGATCGTCGGTTACCCCTGTAATCGCACAAGCATTACCCCAATAGCTCATCATCCGCTGATAATCGTCTGCCGTAAAAGAATTCGGCAAACTAGAAATACGCGCCCGCCGACACAAATCATGAATCTGAACTGTTTTAGGATTGTTGGTTTTCCATGCCTTCTTATATCGCTGAACCTTGCCAGAATTCGTTGATTGCCATCGCTTAATCTGAACCTGCACATTCGGGTTCTTTTTATATCTTTCACGACGCTTTTCACGGATAACAGGCAGCTTTTCATGTTGCATCTGTGCATCACACTCAATACAAGTAGGTCGCCTACGAAACTTCCCTCGCTTTGCTGGATAAAATTTGTCTGCTGTTTTGAATTGCTTGCAGCGAGTGCATTGCTTTTTGCCCGTCATTTTCGACAGATCAAGCAGGCAGACTAGATCGTGCTGCATAAGATAAGTGCAATATTTGCAGCGAGCCGTCAAGCCGAATTTGCCGAGCTTTTCACGATAAAAATACTGAGGCGTTGCGGGGAAACATTCTTGACACAGGCTACAACGTTTGTAGTCCTCTGGACATGCGGTATACTGATACATAAGCACCTACCTCCACATAGTTAGGTTGCTAGTACGCTCGGAACTGTTGGAAGCAGTCCGAGCGTATGTTTTTTGTTCCCTTAATTGTACCACAAAACAAACAACTGTTCTACTCCCCGATCAGCGTCTGCCGCTGATTAATCGCCGTTTCCAGCAGTTTGACCGTGCCGGGTTGATTCCCGGACGACAGCAGCTCCCGATACGCCTGTTTCAACTCGGACAACGACGCGGCGGCGATCGTTTCATTGATGCGCTTCGCGTTGCCACTCTGGATTGCCTCACTAATGGTCATCGTCTTTCCCTTCTAAGCAAAACGCCAGATCAATGTCTGGCGTTCGTTTGTAAGACCGCCCCGCCGGTCTTGCACCTGCATCTCGCGCCTGAGAGGGCGCGCGCCCTAAGCTTTAGACGAGAGGCGGAGAAATAAGAATATTCGTTCTAATTTAAGACTATAACATGACTTTTTCTATTTGCAAGTGGCTTGATATACCATATGATATATGGTATACTTCCTTTATCTATCAAGGGAGGTGCTTTTGAACATCCTCTACACGTTCGGGTACACAGGTATCGAGCCTCAAGAAATCCTTGAAGCGGCGCAGCGGATCAGCGGCACGGTCGCTGACATTCGCATCTCGCCGCGTTCCCGGCATCCGCAGTGGGACGGCCGCACCCTGGCCGAGGCGTGGGGCCGTTGTTATGTCCACATCCCCCAGTTGGGCAATAAAAACTACAAGGGGCAATACGGAACGGGCATCATGCTCGCCAATCCGCAGGCGGGGAGACAGCTGGTGTTAGCACATCTGACTCGCGGCCCGGTCATGCTGATGTGTGCCTGTCCGAGTTGGGAGACCTGCCATCGGCGCGACGCCGCTGAATACATTTTGCAGTCTCAGCCGAATTTGGAAGTTATCCACCTCACTGCTGATGCGCTGCGCGCGCTCGGCAAGCCAGTCCAGTTCAGTTTGTTCTAAAAGGTCAGCACAATGCCCTATATCGAACGACCCGGCGACGAGTTCGCCAATCGGTTTGAGAGCAACACAGCCAGCGGCGGCGCTCAGGTCGTCGCCACCATCACGGAAGCGCAGCGCGATCAGTGGATTGAGGTTGATTCCCCCGTGGGCGAAATCTCCGATGCGCGCTGGGCTCAGTTAGTCTTCAAGCGGGACAAGCGCTTGACCGAAATCTGGAAGTCCGCGCTCTGGCAGCGCATCATGGCCGCGTGGAAAACGGGTTGGGACTATGACCGTTTGAACGACCTTGAGCACCTCTGCCCCAACTGTGGCTCACCGCACGTCCGGCACGGCAGCGCGGTGCTGTGGGGTGACAAGGACACGATGTGTCAAAGCTGCATGTACCTCGACAATTTTTCCATGTTCATGGAGGCCTCCCGCCGCTGCAAAAAAGTTCGTGGAATGTGGCTGACTATCCGCAATGCACCCCCATCGCGCTGTGCAGAGGCGATCCGCGAAAAGATCATGCACCGCTTTTCGGCTGCCGTCCCTACGAGCATCCGCGATCAAGGAGATGGCCTGTTTATCGTCGATTGGACGAGTGGCGCGACCATGCTCTATCAAGCGAGGATTGATGCCCTGTCCAAACTCGGCTTCATCTTCGTCGACAGCTGGGTCATCGCGACAGATAGCCAGAGCATTGCTGTGAGGTGGGCAGAATGACCTATCAACTGACAACGGTGATCGGGGCGCTGACGAAAAACAAGTCGCCCTACCTGCGTTTGACCGCCCGTACGGGCGAGTCCGTTTCGGTATTTAACAACCTGTCCACGTGGGTGATCCTGCTGCGCGCCTATCCGGAACTGGCCGGGCTGCAGCCGGATCAGCGCATGACGTGGGAGGAGCACCCCATTTGCGTCGAGATGGTGAAAGACGCGAAAGACTACTGGCAAATCACGCGCATCGCCCCGCGGGCGGAGAATGCGATGCCGGATATGCCGTTCGTGCCTGACCACGCGGCTTACAAGCTGGCGGCGGTCAACTGGGCGCGCAGCGTGCTGGCCCGGAACGGCACCGAGTTCGTTGTCTTCGACATGGAGACGACGACCAACGATAAGCTGAAGGCTGAGCCGTTGAGCATCGGTCTGTATAGCCCGCCCTGCGACACCCGGCTCGGGCGCATCTCCGATCGCGTGGTTATGGATCAGCTGGTTCAGCCCATCCGGATGAGCGCGGTTACGGACAACACCGAGGCGGCGGCCGTCCACAAAATCACGCCGGAGATGTTGGCAGACGCGCAGCACTTCCCGGACGTCTACCCGAAACTGGTGAGCAGCCTGCTGCACAAAACCATCATCGGCTACAACGTCGGCTTTGACCTGACCGTGCTGCATCGAGCCTGCGCGCGGCACAACCTGACCCCCATTGCCCCGCTCTGCGTGATCGACGCCATCGAGCCCGTCTCGTGGTTCATCGGCGAATGGAATGCCGACCGGCAGTCGTTCACGTACAAGTCCCTTGAGGATGCGGCAGAGCATATCGGGCTGGCATTCGGCGACGCGCACAACGCGCTGGCCGATTGCAAGATGACATGGCAGGTGATCGAGGCAATGGCGAAATGATTCATCCGACACTGCAAGCCGCTAAAGCTGAATGCACGGAAAAGCAGGATCAGGGCCGTTGGGCAGCGGTGTATCAGCGGGTGGTCGATCGTCAGTATTTTTGCATCTGGGCGATGAATCGGCGGACGCTGGTGAATTGCCAGCAGCTGCATAACGCCTACATCGTCGCCTTGCTGTACAACGGCGATTGGATTGCCGCCGATCACTTCATGAACCTGATTGGCCAGCATGCGCAGGTGGCCGAGGAAGTCTTTGAAAATGCGCCCACCGAAACGAATCGCCAGATCTCGGATGCGCTGTTCGCTTTGAGCATGCGTTCCCCGTTCAATCTGGGGCTGGATGAAGCGGGCGGCGCTAATTGGGGCATGGCTCCGGAGGATGCGCCGTACGAATACAGCCTCGAACTGGAAGCCCTGTTCAAGCTGCTCAGCTCAGAGCACATGCCCGATCGGGTGAATGCCCTGCTGGTCCTCTCCTCATGGGATCTGAAGCTGCTCCCGGCGGACATGCATAAGGCGCTGGAATACCTCGCGCGAAACGATTCACACACCGTTGTCCGCCAATGGGCGGAGTTCGTGCTCGACCCGCTCAATAAACCCATTCCCCCCAGACAAGGAGTCTAGGATGCGCTTGATCATTTTCGATCTGGATAACACCCTTGTTCGCCCGCTGCCCGGCATCAAGATCCCGAACACGTGGAAGCAGCAGGAAATCATCCCCGGCGTGCTCGATCAGTGCGCTAAGCTGATTGACGACGGCGTGACGCTGGCAATCGCATCCAATCAGGGCGGTGTGGGCTTAGGCATCTGTACGCTGGAAGATGCGCAGGAGCGCGTCGAGAAAGTCGCGACCGCGATCGGCGCCAAGAAGTGGATGATCAGCATTCATCATGAGGGGGCGACACGCACGGACTTGAGCCGCTTCCACATGCCCTACCTTGGCGTCGCCGCGCAGCCGTTCTACCGCAAGCCGCAGCCTGGCATGATCTTCAACCTGATGATGCAGCTGCACACGACCGCGCCGGAAACGCTGTTCGTCGGCGATCAGGAATCGGACTGCAAAGCCGCGACGAACGCGGGCGTTCGCTTCCAGTGGGTGAAGGAGTTCTTTGGATGGTCGTGAGCTACGTCCACAAGCACAACCGGCGGACGCTGCGCAAGGCACTGGATGAACGCATTCGGCGGATGCTCCAGCTTTGCGCAGACGATCTCACCCGGTCAGGCTTTGCGGGCAAGGTGCGTGTGATCTTCCAGACGGGGAAAAGCCGCGTGCAAGCGCGGCTCTATGGGCTGTGCTGTTTCTTCCACCCCACCCCGACTATTTATATCTACACCCGCTATTGCCGGATCAAGACCATTCTCGACACTATCGCGCACGAGTTCGGCCACGTCGCGCATTTCGTGCTGTTTCCGGAGAGTCGGACGCACTGGTGCAAAGCCTACCGGGAGAAGTTCGCCGTGATGTATGCGCAGATTATGCTGGAACGGTTGGGGGTATAGCGTGACGATCATTGACTTTCTCATCCTCTGGTTTATAGCCAGCATTCCGGCCTCGCTGCTGATGGGGCGCTTTCTGCGCTGGTGCGATACAGGCGAATGACTTACCAGCTCCCGCTCCTGAACGGCATTAACCTGCCGATCTGCCCCACCTGCCACCGTGAGACGCATGTCCTTGGACAATGGTCGCCATCCGGTCGGCTGTTCGTTTGCCGTGACTGCATGAGCACCTACGGACCGCCAGACGGCGTGTTTGTGCCTCATGACAATTCGGTCGGCGTGGGGCTTCGGCAGGAACCACAATATGCCAAGGAGCGCGAGCTATACCACCGGCGGGCGCAAGTGCTTGAGGAATTGGCGAAGGGCTGCATCTACACCATCAAGGATATCGACGAGCAGGACAATCTACCGTGCACGAAAGAGAATGACCTCTACCTGCTCGTTGAGTACCACGTGAACCCGATGGCCTTCCAGCGTCCGATCTATGTGGATATGCGCCTCGGCTGTCGCCGCTGTCAGAACCGGTTGCGCTATGTCATGCAGCAGCGCAGCGCGACGATCAACTTTAAGGAGCGGATGCGGGCGACACTCAGCCAAACGGCCAGCCTGCCGATCTGCGCCCGGTGTGGATCGGTGCATGACAACCGCACGCTGAGCGGGGACGCGGCTGCGTACTGCCAGCACTGCGATGACATGAACGCGGTGGAATCATTCTGGCAGCATCGCGGTATTTTTGGTGGGGAAGATGACGAAAGCATTCTTGATCGACTCCAGAAATCACACCCCGGCCTGTTCGAACGGGGAGTCTTACCGGATGGGTGGTTCATCCTTCGCGCAAAGGAGCAATCGTGAAAGCTGTTATTCGTCTCATCCAATGGGTATTCGCCAGTCCGCTGCGACATCAAGAACGCGTCGATGGCTACCGCCGTCGCATCAGCGACTTTTGCGGCGGGCTAACGGACATCCAGTGGGAAGCGGTGCTGTACGACTGTGTTGCACGATCCGCCTATCAGGGCGAATCTTTATGGTATGAGCTGGGCTGCTACGAAGAAGCGGCATCCATCGGCGGCAAAGAGACCGTGCTGGCACGGATTCAATATGGGGGTGAACGGTGAGCCTTTACCTGATTCAGCGCGGACCGCGCCCAGCTTATCACAAAGCGCCATTCCACCCGGTCATCATTTGCGACCGAAAAAGGATCGGTGAATGGGAATCGCAGGATACAGATAATAAGTGCAATGTTTGGGTCAATTCCACGGGGCCGCACTCAGGTTGGTTGATGCGGCGGTGGCAGGGGTTGATCATCGACTATGGGCATGTTGTCCACAAGATTGTGCTTCCAGATGGAACAGAAGCGGATTTTTACCGAGACTATGATGATCCGCACACGATCAAACATCTGCTGCCCGGCGCAATCTGGTGGAGCGATAAGGTCATGCCCAAATGGATAGAAGCACTGGGCGTGGTCTACCCATTGGATAAATTTACACAGGGCTGCATTTTGGATGCAGTAGCCGACGATGGGTGCATGGGAGCGACCCGCCCACTACCAACGCATTGGAAAAGACGGGAGTAGATAGTGAAAACGCCGCAATTCAGCAAACTGATCGAGCTGGCACAATCGCTCAAATGGTTGGTGTGGGCGTACGACGTGCCGGATTACAGCAAAGTCGAGCCGGCGAAGCTCAGCGCGCCGCTCAAGCGCATTTACGTGCTGAGATCTCCTAATGGCGTGCCGTTTCGGGATGGGATGCCCGTTGTGGCTGAGCAGATTAGTGAAGAGGAATCCGCTTCACCGGATGTGGCAGCAAGGAGATTCAAATTTAAAGCCCCTGCCCGCGAAACCGAACTCGAGGCGTGGCAGGACTTACCACAGACGGAAGATCAACTTCGTCAACACTCACTACGAAGCTAGGTGAAAGACGGATATGGACATTACTCCAATTTTAGAACGTCTGGTTAAAGCCAGAACTCAGGCGGGCTTGTCGCAAGCACAGGTCGCAAAGATGTTTGAGGTGGAACGTACCACCATTACAAACTGGGAGGCAGGATTATCGCCTCTAACCCTCAAGAACTTCTTGCACCTGTGTGAAACCTATGGTGTATCGTCGACGTGGGTTCTCACGGGCGTCAACCCGGATTTTGATAAGGAAGCGTTCATGAAGGCGATGAGCGGTACTTTCGTGAACATGGCGAAACTGATCGAAGTATTCGAGATGATCGCAACCGAAAACGAGGTGAAATTGTGACCGACACACTGATCGGCGCACTGTTGAATCAAATCGAAAGCGGGAGCAAGGCCGCCGCCCCTGCCCTACTCGCATTCAAGGCGATGGCGGAAGCTCTCCCAGGCATTCGGCAGCCTGAAGTGATCGCGGCGTTGAATCGCATGTGCAAACATGACGATGAGACTCTACGTAAGCAGGCGCGTGAAGCGCGGTTGCTGATGTGGATACCTCAACCAGACGAACGCGTGCGCGTGAATGGTTATCCGGGGCGCGTCCACGGTCTGCGAGACAACCAGATTCAGGCGACCGTCGAAATTGATGATGGTCATCGGCTCATGGTCGACGATGTGTACATCTGGGAGATTACACCGAGGACGAAGACGCGATGAGCTTTCAACGCGGCGACGTGGTGCAGCACAACGAACACAAGTGGATCGGCGTGGTCGAGTCGGTCAATTCACTGCTGGGTGACCTGTTCGGCGAATGGTTGGGCGAGGTCATCTGGTTCGAGGGTGACGACCTCGCCAAACGCAGCGCCCGCGCGGATCAGATTACCAAGATCGACGGGTACGAGTTTGAGGCAGCATTGGCACTTGGGGATGTTGACCGCCTACGCCAACTCTACACCGACATGAAGCAGCAGCGCGATCAAGCAATCATGGCGACCGTCCCCGAGCTGCATCGCCGCTATCAACTCACTCTGAAGCTCGGCGCGGATAGTGTCGATGACCTCGACGGTGCGCTCAACAGCGTTCAATTTGATGTATCGGTGCTGATCGACAAACAGTATCTGAATCGCAGCTACCAAAGCGTCAGCGGTGGCCCAACGCGAGACTGGACGCTTGACATCGAATTCGACCCGGAAATGACGCATGAACGCCATTTCGAAGAGATCAGAGCCTATCTGGAGAAGAAACGTGGGAATTAATCGCGGGACGGTGGTCACCCACCTGAATATGAACGACCTGCGGGGCGTTGTGGCCGAAGTCAGCACGAACTATGCGCGTGTCATCTGGTTCAACGACACCCTGACGATGCGGGATGCAGTTACCTTAGTTGCGCTCAGCCCGGTTCCGAATCAGGAAGCCTACGCCTTCGAAGCCGCGCTCTATCTCGGTGATACAGGAAAGGTGCTGGATCTCTACCGCGCTGAAAAGAAGCGCATGGACGGCTGGCAAGAGCACTTCCAGCCGCTGATCGACCAGTACGGCGCAGCGGAAATAGCGTGGATCGCTGGGAGCATCGCGGGCATGGTCGCAACCGGGCAGTTCACGCCGGAAGATGCGATCCGGCACTGGGAACGGCCGCAAGCGATTGTCTCTGGGCAGGCTATCTTCTACGGTAAGTCTCTCGCGCCGAAATGGGTGACCGATCTGGAACGCCGTTTTGCAACCACCCGGCACGAAGCTCCCAAATGGCCGCCGCCCGATTGGTGGCTCAGCGGCATGCGCCTCGTCGAAGCCCGCGCACGTTTTGACAAATATACGAGCGGCCTGACCGACGGCGAATGGCAAGCTATTCTTGATCGGTGCAATGAAGCCAACAAAGCCAGCCCCGACGCCGACGCGTTCTGGAAGGAGCTTGACGCTTACGAAAAGCTTGCCCGGAACTTCGGCAAAGGCCTGCTGCTTGCGAATGTGCAGAAGGCAAACACCGATGAATAACACACTTCGAGCCGAATACTACGATTATGTGCGTCGCGCCTGGGAGAATGATGCGACGGCTATGGACTACGAGCAGTGGCTTGAAGCGCGGATCGCCGATCTGACGACCGCGCTCACCCCATTCGCGCGGTTTGGGCTGCTCAAGCACACCTACGCACCGGAGGCCGTGTTCACGCTGGTGCATGACCGCGACGGCAATCGGATCGTCATCAAGTTTGGCGACTTCACGGAAGCGGCTAAGCAGATCCCCGGCCTGACGCTCACCCCATCCGAGACCGAGACCATTGGCGCGGCTGGTGGTATCGCGCAGATTATGGAGCAGTCATGAAGAAGTCATTGATCCCCGTAACCTTCGATGAGAAAGACGGCGTGAACGTGCACATGTTTACCCGGGTGCTTTTCACGCCCGGTCAGAACATGTGGGGGCTCGATCCCGAAGGCGTATACGAAGGCATCTATGTCGGCTGGAATCACCCACTAAACAGCCCGGTTGAAATCAAGATCGACCATGTTCTTCCAGGGCCGCAACCGGTCCGCCTGAAGCCGTCAATTGAGAACGTTTGGCGCATCTGGGACGCCCGCGACGATGAGGTCGAAGCGCTGCGCAGCGCGCTTGAACAAATGCGCCTTGCTTTGAAAGATGCAGGTAAGGCGCTGCAAGACTTTTATCTAGGACGGGTGACACCTGAGAGAGCTAAACTGGAACGCTCGATCGCCGATTTAGATTGGCGATTAACGCCTGTGCAGGCAGCAGTCCTCACTCGATACCGCGACTTTATCAAGCAGAAGCTTGACAGCGATGATATGAAAGCATTGCGGACGTTTGCTCAGTCTGAAGATTATCGGGTTGCTTTCGGTGACATGGGCTTCGATGAAGCATGGGACCGCTTCAATAGTGCCTAATCCGCGCCTGCTGCTGGTCATCGCCGCGTTAATCGGCATGACCAGCGGCCATGTGCTGGGCGCACTGGTGGCGGTCTTCGTCACCAAACTCGTGGTAGTACCGATGCTCTTCCCTGCCCCGCCTGCACCTGCACCAAAGGCGACGCCGGCGAAGAAGCCCACGACGAAAACAACCAAATCGACGAGCACGTCGAGAAAGAAGAAGACGACTTGACTCAGAAGTCCATTCCCATCGCCCGTTTCGCCGCGCTGATGCATGACGCCGAAGCCGCGGTCAAGGCCAACGACTTGGCGACGCTGGAACGCATCAACGCCGAGATCGAGCAGATCGGCTACCGCGTGATCGTCCGGAACGGCGAAACGCTGGTGCAGCAGCTATACTTCAATCCGGCGACCGGGCGCTATGAATTCCCGTCGCCCGTGCCAGAACGAAAGGAAACGAACTGATGGACGACCGTGGACAACTGATCGAACTGACCGAGCGCCAGCAGCGCATCCTCACCATCATCTGGCATTTGAGCGTGGACGAGCCGCAGACGATTCAACGGTTGGGCGAACACGACGCTTTTTGGAAGGCGACCGAGGCCGAGCGGGCAGCCGCCGTCGAAGCATTCCGCGCCGATCTTCAGCCGATGGTCGCGCTGCATCTGGTGACCATCGATGCTCAGGAACGCGTCGCGCTGACGCACATGGGCTTCGGACATGGCTACGCGGTCAGCCTGTGGAGGCAGGGTGTTTCGCCGAAGCTCGCCAAACAATGGAATTGGACGGGTGTGCCGATCCCGGATCACCCAATGAAGTTCGTCCGCCCCACCGAAGCCGAAAAGCGCATGGTGTGGGACATCCACGACCCCGCCAAAGCGGATGAGGTCAACGCCTGGTGGAACGAAGAAGACGCGGAATAACAAAAACGCCCCTCGATATGAGGGGCGTTTTGTTTAAAGGGCGGTTTTGTGAAACGGGTCAGTTCCACGAGCAAAGGGTCGATGACCCACACCTACCGCCGACTCATCGGCATGACCACCCCGGTAGCCCTGCCACTACCGCCACGCAGGTTCGCTAGCCTCTGCGTGTGCCTCCGTCCTCTGGTGGGTTTGGCGGCCCTCTACGTCCGCCTCAGCTCAAAAGGTTTGCAAATCACGGTGAAGGGGTTGAACCTCCCGGCATCGGTAGATGATGAAAACACCGTCAGCCTACTGAACCGTGATGCGGACTCGAAAGGGTGGAAAAAGCACCCCAACACGCGCCGCTGACGTTTCCGCGCTTTCCGTCATTTTCCTGCTGAAGGTTGCGGCTCCTTCTGTCCTCCGCTCCACGAAACACAAAACCGTTGGGGGACTGGCAATCGTTGGACGGTTACAGCGTCCGCTTACGGGACGCCCTGTGTTGCGCTTCGTCGCATCGCTGGACGACCGCCCTGAACCTGCTCGGGCGCGGCTCCCCTATTCACCAGGTGAACGGCGGTGACCCCCTGAAAGGCTAGTGCAGAGCCGAGTCTTCGTACCCCGGCTGCGGACGTTGCCTTGTGCCACAGTGCGGAGTTGAACCGCATACATCCCTGTTCTTGAACGGGGCGCTCTACCGGTGAGCCACATGCAGCAGACGGGACACGGTTGCCCATGCCCCTCACATCGAACCTTGATCATGCACTCAACCCGCCTCAAATATAGAACAGGTGGGCTAATTCTGTCAACAATCAGTTTGTTATAACTTTCAAATGTACCCGCCCTGCCCTCCGTATGGGGAATGGTTCACACACGATGCGTGGCACTCTACAGCGGCTAAAGTCGCGTAGCATTTGAACGACGCTTGCGCTTGCCATTGCCTTTCAGCAATGACAGAGGCGCTACGTTATCGTTCACGGATGTGCCCCATCCGGCTCGATTTAAAATGTTGATCGCAGCATTGTGGTCTCTATCGAGCGAGAGGCCACAATCACATTCTACCCATCGGATTGATAGGCCGAAGTCATCAAACAGTGAACCACAATTCGAGCATGTTTTGGAAGTGTAGGCAGGATCTACAAACGCGATCTCACGTCCGGCACTCGCAGCCTTGTACGTGAGCAATTGCTTGAAGAAACCCCACCCGGCGTCCAAAATGCTTTTACTGAGGTGTTTATTCCGTGCCATGTTGGTGATGCTTAAGTTCTCAATCGCAATCCGGTCATATCGCCGTACAAGATCATGACTCAGCTTGTGCATAAAGTCCTGACGCTGATTGGCAACGTGTTCATGCTGGCGCTGCACTTTCAGCAACTTCTTGCGGCGATTTTTCGACCCACGTTTCGCCCGCGCTAACTGACGCTGCAAACGGCGTAGACGTTTCTGTCCAGATCTATAAAAGCTAGGGTTGGTGGTCTTTTCCCCATCACTGGTTGTGATCAGTGACGCAATCCCAACATCGATCCCCACCACATGTCCATTTTTAGGGAGCGTTAACGGTTCGACAGTCTCGCAGGTAAAACAAACATACCACTTGTCAGCGCGGCGAAGGATACGCAGAGTCTTGATTGTACCTTCTAGCGGGCGATGCCAACGCACGGGGATACGTCCGACGCCAAACAACCTCAAGCGGCGACCATCCAGCTTTGCCCCCATGCCGTACTGCTTGAACTCAAAACTGTTAAAACGGTTGCGAGACTTGAAGCGTGGATAGCCGGGGTTCTCTCCTGCTTTGACACGGCGAAAGAACGCCTGAAACGCAAAATCCACCTGTTTAACAACAGCTTGTGCTGTCTGACTAAACATCTGTTGGGCTGGCGGGAAAGTTAAACGATAGTGTTTGGCAAGCTGCTCTAAGTCCGAAAGCGTGACCGTGCGTTTTTCTAGCTTGTAGGCGTATTTTCGTTCCGCTAGCGCCATGTTGTACAGGTTGCGGGCGCAATCTAAAACACGCAGTAAGTGTTTCTCCTGCGCCTTGCTTGGGTACAAGCGGTATTTAAAAACCTTGATATGAGTGCTAGAATTCGCCATGCTCTGACAGTCCTATTGTCGGAGAGCCAGTGGGGATTGCCGTCCCGTGACTGGCATTTTTTATTTTAGCACAAATGTTTGATTGTGCAACCCTTAATCCCCTACCCCACCCTTTTCTCAAAATTCATGCGCGTGCTTTTGACAACCCTTATAGGCGACAACCTAAAGCTTTCTTACTTGCTATACCATATGGTTTATGGTATAGTTCTCATAATCACACACACGAAAGGATTTTGAGGTTATGAGCACGAAAGCACAGCGTTTACTCCCCCACCTGATCGCCCACCTGAACGTTTGGAACGAGCGCGCGTTCACCGTGTCACAGTTGTACGACGACCTGCTGCGCACGATTGACGATCCCAACTTCGACGTGCTGGAAGGTGTCAGCGAAGCCATCATCCGCGACGCCGCCAAGCTGCTGCCGGAAGGCTGCGTGAAGGTTCTGCCGAATCGCCGCCTTGTTCTCCAAGCCCGTGCCTTTGCCAAGCCTGAGGAACTTGTCAAAGTCCTGCGCGCCATCGAACGCGAACGGTTTCCGGAGACCGCCGATCTGAATCTCGGTCTGTTCGTCGACAAACTGATCGAAGACCTGCAATTCCGGCTGGTGTTGGGTCGTCCGTGGTACGTCCACCAATCGCTGGATTGGGCGAAGGCGACCGGGCTGTTTGAAGTGACGCCCACGTTCTACGGCATGATGCTGCGTTGGACGCGAGGTGCAGCGTGAACACGGTCGATTGGGAACATCCGATTGGTTTCGAACGTGTCGTCAAAGGCGAGACCCGGCGTGAAAACCGCTTCCTCGTCACCTGCGGGGAGTGTGGCGAGTCCCGTTTGCTCAAGCGCATTGATGCGAAGAAGGTCGAGCAAACAGACGCGCCGTGCTACCCGTGCACGCAGCGCGAGAAGGGCAAGCTGGGCTACCGCGCGACCATCGAGCGGCATGGCGAAAACTTCTTCCTCGATCTCATCCGCGAACGTGAGCTGAACAATCCGCCGGTGCTCACCCGCGCGCTGATGGACATCCTCGATAACGTGCTTCACATCCGCTACGAACGTGAAATCCAATGTGGCCGCTACCTGATCGATTTCGTTATCGGCGACCGGTTCGCCATCGAGGTCAACGGTGGTGTGCATGTGCTGCATGCCGAGCGCGACGCGCGCAAGGCGCAGTTCCTTCGCGAGCAGGGCTATGAACTGCTCGTCCTCGAACAAGCCGACATCCCCGACGCTGCTGATCGGGTGTGTGAATTTTTAGGAGTATACGAACTTGCAACGGTCTGAGATTGTGAAGGCGCTTGAGCCCTTCGTGCCATCCGATGAGCAGATGGCGATTTTTGAGGCGGCTGTCAATACGAAAGACAACATCGGCATTGACGCCAAGGCGGGGACAGGTAAGACGACCTCGATTGTCCAGTTGGCGAAGCTGCTGCCCGGCGGAAAGTCCATGAAGAAGCGCTTCTGTGCGTTCAACAAGCCGATTGCCGATGAACTGGCGGATCGGCTGAAGGACACGGGCACCGATGCGAAGACGTTCCACAGCATGGGCGTGGGCGCGCTGATCCGCTATTTCGGCGGCAAGCAGATGAATCTGGACGACCGCAAGTATAAGAAGCTCGTCCAGGCGTGGTTGGCACTGCCCGACGAGCCGGAATGGGCGAAAGAGGTGGAGCAGCCCCGCGAACTGGCGCTGAAGGTGCGGGAACTGGTGGTTCAGACGGTGAGCAAGCTGCCTCCGGATGATCGGAAGGAAATCGCCGCCGAGATGAACAAGCAGTTTATCGAGTTGATGACGAGCGTCTTGAACTTCCTGCGCCTGAAGCTGATCGGCTGGACGGATACCGCTGCGCTGCGCGATCTGATCGACCACTACAGCTTTCAGGACACCCTCCCCGATGAATTCGTCGACGTCGCGGTCGAGATCGTTCCCTATCTGATGGGGCTTGCCGAGCAGCTCGTGAAGAAGGCATTCGAAGTCGATTTCACCGACCAGATTTATTGGGCGGTATACTGGCAGATCCCGACTACGCAGTATGACTACCTGCTGGCAGACGAATGCCTGCCCTACTTGACCCCCGTGCAATTGGCTGACGGATCAGCGCTCCCGATTGGCGAGATCGTCGAGAAACGGCTGTCCGTGAAGGTGCTGGCCTACGACACGGCGACGGGTGAGCAGCGCGCGTGTGAAGTCACCGGTTGGAGCAGAACGCTCAATCAGAAACCGCTGGTCAAGATTAAGGCGCGCTGGACAAAAAGCCACAAAGATGTTGTGGCTGACGGCTATAAGCAGCGTCCCACTAATTTCGTCGTCTGCACCGTCGATCACAAGATCTGGGCAAATGGGACATGGATGTATGCGGGCGATGTTCGTCCCCGCATGGTTGTACAGGTCGAGACGGGCGCGATCAAGTCGCAGGCATACAAGATCACCACCAGCGGGCGCGAAACCCTTTCCAGCGAAATGACCGCTAAAAACCGGGAGGGGATTGTCGCGAATCATCGCGGTGGGTCGATCACGGTCCGGGGCGGGAACGGGCGTGGGCTGACACTGGCGCAGAGCGTGCTGCTTGAAGCGCTTGGCGAAGGCTGGACAGCCGAATACGCAGTAAAAACGGGATTGCGTCAGGACAGCGGTTATCCCACGAGCTACAAAGTGGACATCGCTAATCCGGAACGCATGATCGCCGTTGAGGTCGATGGTGAAACCCATCGTAACCCGGTTCAAAAGCAGCGTGATCAGAAGAAACAGGCGCTGCTTGAAACGCTTGGCTGGACGGTGCTGCGCTTTTCGAACCGCCAGTGCATCCAGACCACACAGCAGTGCGTGCAGGCGATCAACGACGATTGCCCGCTCGATGCGATTGTCGCGTCGGTTGAACCGATGAGCCTGCCTGACAACTTCGTCTATGACATCACTGTCGCCGACTGCCATAACTTCTATGCCAATGGCATCCTCGTCCACAACTGTCAGGACATCAACCCCATGCAGCGCACGCTGCTGGCGCGTTCCATCAAGCCGAACGGCGGGCGCATCATCTTCGTGGGCGACCCGGATCAGTCAATCATGAATTTTGCAGGGGCCGACTCGGACAGCTTCGAACTCTCCGTGAAAACTTTCAACGCGAAGGTGCTGCCGCTCACCCTCACCCGCCGCTGCGATCAAGTGATCACGCACCATGCTGCCCAGCTCGTCCCTGAATTCCGCTGCCCGCCGGAGAAGCCGCGCGGCAAATTTGTGTGGCTGGACGAGTCGCGCATGGCAGGCATTGTGCAGCCCGGTGACATGGTCGTTTGTCGCATGAAAGCGCCACTGGTGACCGGGTGCTTGAACGTGATCGCGGAAGGCAAACCCGCCACTATTCTAGGCAGTGACATCGAAAAAGGCTTGATCGCGCTGCTCGAAAAGCGCAGCGACTACAAAGACGACTTCGACAATCTGGATGACGCGCTGGATGGCTACGAAGCCGAACAGGTGGAGCACTTCACAGCGCGCGATGAGCTTCAGGCCGCGGATGCCGTTGCCGATCAGTGTGCGGCGCTGCGCACCATCATCCACCGCGCGAAAGCCGACGACATGGACGCCTTGAAGCGCTATATCGAAACCCTGTTCTCCAGCGGCAAGAAAGAGGACATGGTCGTCTTCGTGACCGCGCATAAGTCGAAGGGCTTGGAGGCGGATCGCGTGTTCATCCTCGCACCGGATCGGATGCCCCTGTCCTATCCGAACATGCTGCCTGAATCGGCAGTACAGGAAATGAACCTGCTGTACGTCGCACTCACCCGCGCCAAACACACGCTGGTGATCCTCACCAACGAGAAGTATCGCAAGAACAATGTCATGCCCGCCTACGGGCAGACAGACTTTGACGAGCACCAATGGGCAGCCGACGAGTTCGAGCCAAAGCCTCCGCAGGAATACGACTACGTCTACAACAGTCGGCATGATGATTTCGACCGCGTGCCCGTTAATTCGCCCGTGGGCGAAACGACGATTGATGAGATCGTGCAGATGATCAAGGACTCGGGCGTTGAGGGTTGGGATCTCGAACTGTCATCCGGCTTCGAAGACAACGGCCCCAGCCAATGGGTGCTGGCCTACGATGACCCCGAGCTGGTTGACGACATCATTTTGGGCAGCAACCTGACGATGGTCAAGCAGCGGCTGGAAGTGGAATTGAAGCGACTCGCCAACGCCAATCAAGCGCCGCCTGAACCCGTCGCGCCTGCCCCGGTCGTCATCACACCCATCATCCCGGAGAAGGTTGATAAGCTGCGCGCGGTCGTCGCGACGCTCACCGATGTCGAGCTGGAGGACATGATCCGCTATCTCTCCCAGTTCCGTGAAGAGCGCCGGAAGGCCAGCCCGTGAGTTTCCATCAGGTCGAAATCTGGACAGACGGAGCCGTCAAGCCCAACCCAGGGTTTGGCGGCTACGCCGCTCTGCTGATCTACGGCGAACACGAACGCGAGCTCAGCGGTGGTGAACCCCATACGACCAATCAGCGCATGGAGCTGATGGCGGCGGTGGTCGCACTGGAAGCGCTGAAGCGGCCGTGCGAGGTGACGCTCTACACCGACTCGAAGTACCTGAAGCACGGCATCACCGAGTGGGTGAAACGCTGGAAGCGGAACGGGTGGATCACCAGCACAAAGCAGCCGGTCGAGCACCGGGATTTGTGGGAACGCCTCGACGAGCAGGTGCAGCGGCACTTGCAAGTCACGTGGAAATGGACGAAGGGCCACGCCGGAACCGAGAAGAACGAGCGCGTGGACAAATTGGCCGTAGAAGCTCGCAAGCAGATGGAGGAAACGTGAATCGCGTTGTCCGCTATATCGATACGCAGCTCGACATTTTGCAGGGCCAGTGCGACGCCCTCAGCTCGCCATCCGGATTGCTTCCTAACGCGCGCCAGCTGCTGGAGCGCCATGACCAGTTGAAAGCGCTGATTGCCCGCAAGTCCGATCTCGAAACCATGCGCACCCAGTACGTGGTGAACTGCAATGCCGCCGATATTTGCCGTAGTTTGATGCTCACTGGGCGCGGCGACGCCCAGTCCAAACGTGGCCTTGAACTCGCAGAAGCCACCCTCAGAAGCATCGAAGAGGAGTTGTTCAATCATGACCCCCGCTGAGATTTTGAAGGCGATGGTGGAGGCGGCGCAGCGGATGCCGCCCACCATCCTCAAGGAACACTACAAGGTCACGTTCGTGACGCAGATCAACAGCACCCGGAATGCGTACCGGCTGGAGAAGTTTTCGCCAGACGAGGACGCGGCCGTCATCGCGTACAAATTCACCTTGCCGCCGTACAACGACGAACTGATCCTGTGGAGCCCGGATCTGGATTTCAGCGAGGCAGAAGCCATGGCGATTGCAGCAGCGGTGGTCACACGACTATGACCTGCGTGATTCCGAATTGCACACGCCAGCGTAAAGTCAGCCGCACGGGCAAAGAACTGACGATGTGCGATGAGCACAACCGGGAATACTGGCGTCGGCAGAAGAACAAGGACTGGGACGGTTGGCCGGGTCAGAAGCCCGGCAAGCGTGGCGGGGCGCGAACCAAGCGGACTCCACCGCCAGCCCTGCCCGAACCGCCCCGGAATATTCGCGTGCTGGCGCTGCGCTGCGACGTCTGCCGAATCAAGAAGGCGATCAGCGAATTCGCGCCGGGTGCGCGGACGTGCAGCACCTGCGCCAGCGTGGGACAGGTCATCAGCATCATCGACCCGGTCAAGAACACGGTGCGGCATGCGCGCGTGATCGGCATGGACGAACAGCCGCGCAAGATTGAGACCTACTACGGACTGTTCGTCCAGCAGGAAAAAGAGAGCGGCGCGCTGGTGGTGGTGGAGGGGTAATGTCAGCAAAATCTTTCTTCCGCGGCGTCTACCCAACGAGTCCCGGCTGGTGCGTCTACATGACCATCAAGGGCAAACGCGCCTATGGTGGGCTGTACTACTCAGACGTCATTGCCGCGGTGTTTGCCAACGACCTGTTCAAGCAGCGCCCCGGCGTCCCGCTCAACGACATCCCGCCGCACATTGAACAAGTGGCCCGGCAGCTTCCGTCACGTCGGCGGAAGCACGCGACCAAAGTGGAAAAGCGGATGCTTCAAGCTCATGCAGCGCAGGTCGATCGGTTGTATCTGGAATGGTTGCTCGTGCAGCAGGCGGAACAATATGGCCGATAACAAGATTCCGATTGAATGGGGTAAGCAGAATTTGTTTTCGAACCCCACAGGTTATCAGCTCAACATCCATACTGGCGTGACCGTTGGCCTGCAAAACACGTTGACGCTCCTCCAAATGCCGCTCGCCGAGGAGCACCTTGACCCGGCCTATGTGTTCCTCAAACGCCTGCCGCTCGTACGCGATCCCTTTGACCGGACGAAGCGGGTCGCCATCATCACCGACGGGCTGTATATCACGAAAGATCTCGAAGGGTTACAGCTCGAAATCGCGAAGATGGATCGGCCGCAGAATGATCCCATTCCGGAGATGATGGTCTATTCGCGGGATACGGTGGCGGGCGTGCTCGACGTCGTCATCGTCTGGGGCATGGTCTTAAGCGGCAAGGCTCCCAACGGCGATTTGGTGGGCGACTGGTACTTCATCATCTGTCGGTTGGACGAGCTGATTCGTGTACTAGAGGACATCTTTCTGATCGACCGCTGGTTTAGCAACGTTGAAGAAGCGACTCAGCCCCTGCCGAAAAAGAAAGCGACCGTGGATGAGAAGCGGGCGGCCATCGAACGGGTGTTGGCAGAAGCCGGGTTGCCCCGATGAACGATCGACCAACCATTCTCATCTGTGGCAGTCGCGAGGCTTCGCCCGTGCTGCTCGACTATGCGCGCCGCGCCACACTCCGCGCGCTTGAAAATGGCTGGTGGCTCATCGCCGGGGATGCCCTTGGTGTGGATCAGGTGGTCGCCGAAACGGTGCGCAACCACTTCCAGCACGAAGACGAGCTGATGTATGGGATGCGCGTCTACGGGCTTGGCGATATGCCGCGGCATGGCATTGGCTCAAATACGGGGCGTGTTCATTTCCAGAAACTGACTGGCTACACCAAACAAACCATGACCCGTGGCCGCTGTGATTTGCATGTCTACAACGAGTACACGGCGATCAGCAGCTACACCGACCGCGACCGCTACATGGTGCGCGAGGCGGATAAGGTGCTGTGCATCTGGAACGGCAGCAGCCGGGGCACGCTGGCAGTCTACGAGTACGCCGAAGAACTGGGAAAGGAGGCTTGGCTTAAATATGAATAGTGCCCTTTTCTCCTCCGCCGCCGCGCTATGGGCCACGCCACAAGACCTGTTCGATAAGCTGCACCGCGAATTCCACTTTGAGGTGGACGTGTGTGCAATCGCTGAGAATGCCAAGTGCCCGGTCTACTTCACGCCGGAAATGGACGGCTTGAAGCAGGAGTGGCTAAGTACCCTCATAGTCAATAAAACAGGATCTATCTGCCAATGTCAGAAGCACTCATTCAATGCTCCAAGTGCAAAGAATATAAACCTGCTACAAGGGAGTTCTTCTACCCAGACCAACGTAAGAAAAGCGGATTTGCCACTCAATGCAAAGCTTGCAAAAGAAAAGGGAAACGTTCGGACAAAGCGATTGAAACAGGTAAATTGGAATGCACCCGTTGTAAGGTCACTAAACCCCTTACACTTGAGTATTTTGCTCGCAACCCTGATAACCGAACAGGATATTCCTCTTGGTGCCGAGAATGCAGTCGTGAACATGCTCGGCTTAAACAGGCGCGCCGACGCGCTGATCCTGTGGAGCGAGCTTCTGTCATTGCGGCCAAAGAGAAATATGCTAAATCAGAAAAGGGGCGACAGCGCAGTCGGCGCAACACTAACATCCAAAACCATAAGAGACGTCAGCGAAATATTGAAACGCAATGGGATTGGACAGCAACCGACTGGAAAACCTGTAAAGCCGCTTGGGATCACTGCTGTGCATATTGCGGGGAACGCGGAAAACTTACGCAAGATCACTTTATCCCCTTATCTTCTCCCGACTGCCCCGGAACAATCCGTCAGAATATGGTTCCGGCGTGTGCCAAGTGCAATTCTTCAAAACAAAATCGGTCGCCATTTGAATGGTGCACGAACCAAGATGTACTACGAAGGATACAGAGTTACTTCGCATCATTGCCCACAGTGCGGTGAATGCATCGAAATTACGTATCCATCTATAGCATGGATGAATCCCCCGTACGGTTCGCCGGAGCACGTGTGCAAGCCCAACTGCAAAAAGAAGCGCTGCGCGAAGCGCGGCTACCACAACACCGTATACAAGCCGGGCATCATCGACTTCATGCACAAGGCGTACACCAGCGCGAAAGCGGGCGCAACCGTCGTGTGCCTGGTTCCGGCCCGCACCGACACCAAATGGTGGTGGAGCTACGCGATTCACGGCGAAGTCCGGTTTTTGAAAGGACGCCTCAAATTTGGGGACGGGAAGAAGAATGCGCCCTTTCCGTCAGCGATCATCATTTTTCATCCGGGTCTTGCCAATCAGGGAGTAAAATGGGGGCTATGAGACAGTGGACGCCCGTCGTGAATCTGGTGGTCGGCACTGATCGTCCAACGCTCGAGCAAATCGAGCGCGTGCAATTTGTGGTTGCTCAATCATGGTGGAAGCATCAGCAGGTGGTCACGACCGACGACCACGGCATCAACGCCGAAGTTGCCCGGCAGTGCCTGCTCCAGTGCGTAGAGTGCACGATTATTGGCACAGGCCAGCGCCCGGCGAATGGCGCCGACGGGCAGTATGTGCGCGTGCTGGTCGAGAAGGGGATCGCCCGTATGGAACGCCGAGCCCGCCGCGATGCCTTCGCGCTCGGCATGGCTGATCGGGTGATTACTTTAGGTGTGCAGGTCAAGACGGAGAAGTGGACACTGGACTTGCAGGAGCTCACGCCCCTGCAAGTTTTCGGGGAATACAGACGTTGAAGAAGCCGGGCATTACGCCCGGCTTTTTAGTTATGCTGAGGAAGTGTCGGTTTTGGAGTCTCACGCCGAAATTCAAAATCCCAATCGGCATTCCCTACCCACGGATAGGTACAATCTGGCATCGCCTTAATCTCAAGCACTTCTTCTGGAGTCAAAGAGAACCACTCGGTATCGCCATGTCGCTTATCTGCATATCGTACATGCAGCTCGTGCTCTAAGCAGGCGATTTGGTTGCTCTGAATCTGGTGTAGAAGCTCAATGCTGAACGGCAACCCTGAAGTAATTTCGCGTCCACGTCGCTGTGGGTTGTTCGAAAAGCCGATCTTGTAGTGCCCTGTCGAAAGCTGAAACAGATACACATAGCCAGTATGAGGATCGGGATATTTCCAATACAGGTCTTTAAAGCGGAGATATTCTTCATACCGTCTCAAAAGAGTGTCGGCCTCTTCAAGACGATCATGAAGCATTAGCACTTCATCGGTCGGCTGTAAAACGCACTGCTCGTAAAAGTAGCTACACCACAGTTCAAGCTGGCTGCGTCCTTCGTCAGAGCGAACGAACCAACGAATAAATTGAACAAACTCAGTGTCCAGATACTTATGGTTCCGATAATGTTCAATTCCCGTATCTAAACGCTTGTGCATCCAATACAGGTTAGCAGCAGCAAGCAGAGCTTTATGGTTAAGTTGAACATGGAGAAGAGTCTCAGCGAGCGCGTTTACATCCGCGCCATATACATCGGAAACAAGTTCAATCGAGGTTTCACCGATTAGGAATTTGAATCCACTGATTTTGATGTTATACATCGCGCACCTCCGCGATTTGTCACCTATGAAGAGATGGCAGTCAGGACGGTAGGTGTTCCGTCTTTTCGGTGATCAGCCTAGACTGCCAATAGAATTATACCATGTGATCAACTGTTCAGGGCATTCCGCTTTTCTTCGATCCACGCTGCGAGTTCGTCCAGTTCTTTCGCCAGCGCTTCACGCCTTTCCGGACGCTTCCAATCACGGTCAAACTGCTTCTGAAAATCGGTGCGTTTCTGAATCACAGGCAGCGGTTTTGCGGTCGTTTTAGGCGAAGATTTCGAACTTTTTTTCGCGTTGTTTAACGCGTTCAACAACGCGCGAATTTGACGAATTCCCCAATCTTCTTCATCAGCGATTTGCCACTGTTCTTGGGGTAGTGCCAGCACCTGCCGATACACGCTCAACGATGCCCGGTTGGTCACGCCGCACCCATTAAGCAGCTTCTGCATCGACCCATCCGGCGCGTCAAGATCGACGACCTGTGCATAGTAATCGCGATCATTGGCAAAGTAGTTGTAAGCCGTGAAGCGCTTACGACCGGCGAGCAATTCCATCATGAGAAGCGCGTACTGACGGGCGCGCGCAACCATGTTCAGGTCTTCGCGATTGACGTTGCTCGTCGCCTGATCGAAGCGGTCAAACTGCTCGTCGATCTTGATGGGAATGTATAACCACCGCTCATCCCGCGTGAGGTAGTACAGCAGGTGGAAGCCCAGCCAGCGGCGTTCACCATCGCCAATGAGATAGGTTTGCTCATCGCGCGGAGTGACGATGATCGGGTATTCCAATCCATCGTTCGCTATGGAAGCGGCAAGCTTCACCGCTCTAAGGAGAGCGCGCTCAATCGGCTTGATCCCCTCGTCAGGCAGCTCGGCAAGCTGACGGTTGATGATGCGGAGATAAGTCTCTTTCAACGCATCAACGGGCTGACCGCTTTCAACGCTGGCCTCAGCAAACCACCCATCGAACAAAGAAATGGTTGATTGCGGGTTGCCATCCCAATGGATACGAGCGGCGTAGGGAATAGCCCGCCGCGGCTGTGTGACGTCGGGATAAACAATGACGATGTTCGCCGTCAAATCAGCGGGCGCAATCGGAGCTGCTGGCGGATCGGGTGGCGGTGGATCAGTTTTGGCTTTGGGCGGCGCGCCTCGCCGCCCAAAGATTTCGTCCGCTCCAGGCGGTCCCTGCTGTGTCACGCCGTCACCTCTAGACTATTTTGCACGAGGCTCACAACTTCCGCGGCAAACGGTTCAAAACGGCGAACAGCCTCGACCGCCGACGCACGGTCATAGGATGCTTCACGGTCTTTCACTTCGCGGTGCGCGTAGATCGACATGAGGCGATTGCGCGACTCCTGCCACGCTACACCCGCGCTGATCGCAGGTAGGATGCGCGGCGGATAGGGGCGATGGCGATACATCATCTTGAGCATTTCGTGATTCACCTTCGCCGTATTGTCACGTGCCGCCATCCGGGTCGGCAGCACGCCGATCAGCTTCGCAGCGGGGAAGTTAGTCGCTTCACCTTTGGCGCGCGCCGTATCAAGAAAGTTGAGTGTGTCGCCGACGCTCTCAATGCAGTCCAGCTCCGTCATCGTCGGAATATAGACATAATCCGACGTGTAGTAGACCGCCGTGTGCAGCTGCGTGATACCGGGGCTGGTGTCGATGAGCACCACATCTGCCCAACCGCGCAGGAGATTGACCTTTTCGTAGAAGACTGCCGGGGTGCGCTTGTCTTCTTCGATCTCGCGCGTGCCATTCCACGCCGACACGAGCATCAGGTCAGCATCCTTGCGATTGGTGAACAGAGGCGATACCGGGCGCAGCACGTCTTCCCATTGTGCGCCGCCGTACATCAGATCAAACAGGTCATCCCGTTCTTCCAGTCCGACGCGGCGCGACGCATTGCCTTGACCGTCAGCCTCGATCACCACCGTGAACAGACCGGCCCGCGCGCACGCAGCCGCGAGATTCATGATCGTTGTCGTCTTACCAACGCCGCCTTTACGAGCAATACCACCAATGATAACCGTCACTTCGTCACCACCTTCGCGGCGAAGCTGCCGCCCTGTGCGCCTACTTTCGTCGGCGCGTTTGTCTTCTGAACCTTCACTTGGACTTTGAAATTACCGTGCATGAATAACGAGCTCCTCTTGCATGTGTGCGAAAAGTTGACCTAGACCCTCGTCCTGCAGCGCTTCCCGCAGCGCTTTCAACGTGCGCGCCGGGTCGCCCCGGTACACGGTGACTACGACCGGCAGCACCTGTTTCGTGCGCCGTTCCTCCTCCAATACATCCGCCAAATGTTCCTGCTGCGCTTCATACCGCGCGCGCTTCAGGTCCGTCACGGTAGCCTTGCGAATCGGCACGCCGGCAATGTGGCCCGTCGCCTCAATCGTTTGCAGTGTCCGTGATTCTTGACCGGGCTTCCGGTCTTTCATCTGCGCGAATTCCGTCACCAGCTCGGGGCAGGTGAGCCCGTACTTCGCGATGATGTCCAACACGTACGTCTGGATCGCAGGCTTCAACCGTCCCAGCCGATCGACCATGTCCTTACCCGCGAGCGCCGTGATCTCCGAGCTGGTGACCAGATGCGCGATCAACGGGTTCTGCTCGACGACCGATTCGGCTCTGACGACCTGCACCGCTTTGGCAACATGCGCCTCGGTGACTTTAGGCGCTTGTTCGGCCTGCGCCAATTTCTGCGCGGTTTCGTAGGCGCGCAGCTGCTGCGTCGGCTCGGGCAGCGTCTTCAAAACCCGCACATGCCGGTCGGGAATGTTTTCGCCCGTGGGCGAAATATTCGCTTGCACCAGCGCCGCATCTTTCAGCCGGTAGACCTGACTCGCCGACCGCCCGAACCGCGCCTGAGCGCACGCTGCAAAGCTGTGATAGCCCAGCGCCAACCACCCGCGCCCGTTATAGAAGCGCAGCACTTCCTCACGCGCGCTTTTCAGGCTGAGCGCGATCTTCTTGACGGAGGCTTCCGCTTCCGCCTTCGATAGATCCGTTGGGAGCAGGTCATCAGTCACGAAGCACCGCCAGTGCCTGTTCGAGCACCCCGGCGATGGACTCACGCCGCAGCCGCGCTTCGAGCAGATCGACAAACGTCTTAACCCGCTTGCCTTCCGCAACACGCCACTTATCCGGCATCCGGTTCAGCTTATCCCAGTAGGCAAGAGCGCGGGCACTCGTCATCTCCAGCGGTTCATAGTCACCGTATCCGACATAGACCCACACCTTGCCATCCGGACGCAGGAATGGCGACGACCAAACAAACGGCGGACGTTCGGGCTTTTCTTTCGGTGGCGACCCCGCAGCCGTGATCGGCGCTTCCAGCCCGCGCAGGCCAAACATAGCCTGCTGGCGGATCTTGTATTTGGATGGCTCACCCCATTGGTGACGCGCGCCAAACTGTTTGGAATACGTCTTAATGGAGCGATTCTTTGGCTCGATGTAAGGCAGGCCGCACAGCGCGAACCAGTCTTGTTCGGTCGCAATTTTGAGACGTTCTTCGCCCGCATAGACATACCCGTCTTTGACGTGGAACGGGGCGCTGCCGTGCTTGATCTTCGTGACCAGATACATGTTGGCATTATCTGCCGGATTGCCGGGACCGGTGCGGAGCCATGTCATGTACCCGCGGTTCCAGTCGTCACACAAAAATAGCTCCGCCTTCATGCCTTGATAGACTAGGCCGCGGTATTTCTCACCCCAGCGCGTGGTCTTCTTTTCGCCGTAGAGCGCTTTGCTGATCGCCCCCTGCGCGACGAGACCATCAAGGAAGGAGGAATAAGAGGGGAGGGCAGTCGCCACGATCTCGATATCGCCAACCTCAGCTCGTTCGCGCCGCAGTGAACCGGCGATCTCACTCCACACAAGGTGCGGGCGGATCAGCGCGAGCAGCGCGTCGGCAATCGGACGGACTTCGACCGCGGGCCGCTTCTCCCCGTCAGACAACGGTTTCCTCCTCCGGGATGGGCAGCAGATCACTTAACTGACACCCGAGGAACTTGGCTAAGGCAATGAGCGTTTTGACGTTCATGGTTTCGAGTACGCCCTCATCACCTCTCAGTAAATGGCTGATGGTCTGCGTGCGTACCCCCGTTGCTTGCGAGATCTCCCGCTGCGTGTAGCGCTTGTTGTCGCGCTTGTCCTTTTCCGTCAGCAGCGCCAAAAACCGATTTTCCTGTTTTCCCACTCTCGCACCTCTTCCGCTAGCGATACCGTATTATAGCACAAAAAGATCAAATATTTGACACCAAAGGCGCATTAAACTATACTTTTAATATTCTCATGTTCATAGAGGGCGGTTCATGGTTTATCTTGATAGTAAATGCTCATTATTTCAGATTTGTAACCAACCTCTGACGTTAAATTCACGCGGGTTAGTTGTACTATGAAACTAATAACGTTGATAGGCGGCTATGGCCGTATATACCCTATAGCCGATGTAACAGATTTCTTTTTTGATCATTGCTATGCTCACCCACGACACACAACATTCAAGAAAGGTGAGGATCATGAGCCAGCATGTGGATCCAAAACATTGGGGACGCTTACGATTACCGGAAGAGCTCATCGACGCATCGAAAGCTATATGCAAGCGAGAAGGGTTCAATCCGCAGGACGAATTCCATCTGTTCCTGTACTTCACCCTTCACAAAGCGTTCCCCGAATGGACGGCGCACGCGACCGAGCTGCACGAACTCGACTGGCTGCGTGCGCAGCTCGAGGAAATGGGCAAGATCACGTAACGTCGCTGGACTTAACCGATAAAAAAGGACTGACATCTCCGCGCATGGATGATGCCAGTCCTTTTTTGTTGGTTGGGGATTTCGTACCTACCAACATGTTCGTTTTCGATCATCTGTGCTAAATTTGAGAGGGAGTAACGAAAATCTAACTATGCCGCATTTCTTGACGCCCCCACGAGGCCAAAAGGTCGTGGCAAAGCAAGTCCTGGGATTTATCCCCGTGCACAACACGTGCGTCACCGCGCAGGTGGAGACGAACAAGCGGGGAGGGTATCGTCTGGTGGTTGGCGAGGGCATGGATCTGGCCCACACCGGCCGCTACAAATCGGTCGAAGAAGCGATGGAAGGAGCCGCGAATTATGTCCGAGCAGCACACAGCGACCTCGAACGTAGCAGCCTGCGCCAGCCTCAACCTGCTGGCTGACGAATTCACCGAAGTGTTCCTTGCGGGAACAAACACGCAGATCGTGACGCTGGCAGCTATCAGCCCGCCGCGTCGCCGCCCGGCAACGACGTATCAGGCGTGGGTGTTCAATTTTGATACTTGCGAAAGCGCCATCATCATTTTGTCCGCGGAAACCCCGCTGGACGTCGGGCAATGAAAAAGGCTGGTCTCGAAAGGCCAGCCTCAGCAGGTGATCGGCTCCGATGGTTGAACCCCTAGAGCCGATCACCGAGAACAGGATAACTCGAAATGACAAACTTAGCAATCGCACCATCCAAATCTGAAATGCGGCTCGTCCGCCGCAGCATCCTGACCATACCTCCAGAGCAGTTGGAGCGGATCAAGATGATCGTGGACTATCTCGGGGATTCAGCGCTCACCATTGCCAAGAATGGCAGTAGCAAGATGAGCAAGGGTGACATCGCGCTGGTCATTTTCAAGGGGCTGGAAGTCGGTCTTGAACCTATGGCCGCACTCGAAAGCATCGATCTCATCAGTGGCAAGCCCACGCTTGATCCAGCCGGCATGCTAGCGCTGGTGCAGGCAAGCGGACAGCTCGATGACATCCAGTTCATCGAAGAGACCGAAGTGACCTCGCGCATCATGATGAAGCGCGCAGGGCAGTCGGAATACACGCGCATCTTCACAATCGAAGACGCTAAGCGGATGGTCACGACCGAATGGGTGAACCAGGTCAAGCAGACGATCCCGCTCACCGAAAAGGCGAACTGGAAGGCGATGCCCTCGATCATGCTCAAGTGCCGCAACATCTCCCAGATGTGTCGCTACCTGTTCGGCGACGTGATTCAAGGGTTGTACACGCCGGAAGAACTGGGCGCCTCGGTCTCCGTCGATGCCGATGGGCATATGGTGGTTCTGCACACTGAGCAGCCGCGCCAGCAGCAGCAGCCGACCGTACCGCCGACAACTCAGTCGACGACCCAGCCGCAGCTTCCGGAAGGCATGAAGGGCACATGGGCGAACGCGGAGTCCATTAACAAGATCCTCAGCATCTTCGCCGAAGAAGCGAACGGCAGCCTCACCGCGACCGAAGTGTTCCGGTTGGCAGGCATTGAAGCCGCAGAGGGCATGAAGCCGGATGCGTGGAACAAAGTCTACGCTTCGGGCAAGGAAGCGGGACAGACGATCAAGGCCGCGTTTGAAAAGGCACTCACCGAGAAGCCCGCGACCCCGAAGACGCCCGTGCTCGACGATGAGCAGTTGATCGCCGCGCTCGAAGAGCTGTACCCACACGCGCTGGCGGACTTCGAAGAATCGTTGGGTTACGCGCTGCTGGAAAAGGCGCTGACGCTGCAAGACGCGCTCGCCCGCGTCGCCGGGGTGATCGTCTCCAATGTGTGGTCGGTGCTGGCCAGCGTGGGCACGTACAAGGTCACGACCGGCAAAGCGCCGCAGCACTACACGGAGCTGGAGACCGGGATCGGCCCAATCCGCATCTACGGTCGTGACACCTTCAAGAAGATGTCTGAATCGTTCTATGACGAGAATGGCATCGAGAAGTGGGAAGCGGGGAAGCGCTACGAGTTCAACGTCCCGCTCGTCGTGAGCTGGGAACAGAAGCAGGGCTACAAGGTGGCCACCGACATTGACCTGTTTGTGCCCGACGGGTTTGAACAGGAAGAAGTCTCGGAGACCACGAAAGACTTCAACGCTATCGGGCAGCCGTAACACGCTGCACCGCCTATAAAAGCGAAACGGGACTCGCATCCCCATGCGTCCCGTTTCGCTTTCAAGTCTATTTTGTCAGCACACAGATAGCATAACACGGTTTTTCGTGCGGTGCTAGTTAGGGTTCGGTAATGTTCGCATTGCACGATAATTGGTTCAAACTTCCGAGGCAAGTGATCAGCATCTTCCCGCTGCTGGACACGGCACAGGAAACAAAAACGGTTCTGTATGCACTTTGCCACCTCTGGGATGGTGGTGCTTTCTGGCTCAGTTTTGATGATTTTCTGAATGGGTGTGCGTCTGCCAATAGCGATGAACGCTACGACAACGGCGTTTCGCTCACAGAAAAGGAACTGCGGGAAGCTCTAGCCTCACTCGTAAAGAAGGGGTTTTTACGCCAATCGCCAGTCGATCATGCTGAGATTTATACATTAGTGCTTCAGCAAAGTCACCCAATCAGTGATTGGGGGGATAACCCCAACAGCGCAGGCAAGCCGTGGACGAATACGCCAAAACCTCGCAAAACGTCGCCAGGCTATATCTATGTCCTGCGCGGCGGTGAGCTGTACAAGATCGGTCGATCCGCGAACCCAAAGGCACGGATTAAGTCTTTATCAACCGTGTCGCCGGTCGCGCTTGAAGTCATTTGCTTGTCTGAAACGAACGATATGGTCGGCGTGGAGATTCAGCTCCACGAGCGTTTTGCCGACAAACGACAACAAGGAGAATGGTTTGCTCTAACCGACGATGATGTTCACTCTATCCGAGCTATGTTAGAACCATCTACTGTTGGGGGGCAATCATGACCCCCAAACACATTCCTGTTTCATTGAAGCTTATCAACGAAGATAAGGAAAACATCGCATACCGCAAAACTTTTGCCGCGCTGACTGACAGCGTAACCGGAGCAATCCTGCTCCAACAAATGTCGTTTAACGCCAAACTTAAGAACTACGACCCGTTCTACAAATTCCGTCAGCCTTGCAGTAAGCATGAGCTTTACAAAGACGGTGACTCGTGGACAGAAGAGCTGGGCTTTAACGTGGCCGAGTTCGATAACGCACTGAAGATCATTGCTACCAAAGTCACAAAGGGCGTGAGCAAGAAGGCGCTGCTTGAAACAGAATATCCGGTTCAAGCACCGGGCGAATCTGATCAAGCATATGCCAAGCGCTACGAGGCCGCGCTGCGCTGTCTTGTCATTTATTGGACAGATGCTAACCGCCTCACATGGTATCAAGTCAACACTGAGCTACTAGATAAATTCATAAACTCGATTTATCTAGGAAAGTGCAAAGGGTTGAGATATCTGAAAAAGGCCGTTTATAGAGATACCCTAAAAGGTCGGAAAGCGGAGATTCCTGATCCAGAGATCACTTCAGAGATCACTTCAGAGAAAAAGATCGACGATCAGGTGTTCGAAATTTCCGTCTCGATTCCTACCATCGACGACGATGCGCGCGGCGAGATCCTCCTCCTCCTTCACGGTCAGCGTTTCCACGGCAAGAAGCGTCTCGGCAAGTTTGAATATATCTGGGAGAAGCTGCTGCCCGTCGCCAAGCGCCCCGATCCCATGGCCTATATGGGCGTGTGGGCGAAGGTGGAAGCCCACGACTACTGGCTGACATTCCAGCGTACCTATCAGCAGGCCGAGCGCCTCAGTGCGCGCAATGCGGTGAACATCTGGCAGGACATTGAGCAGATGACCAGCATGGACGTGATGCCCGTCGAGATCGAGCAGGTGATCGCCTGGCGCATCACGCCGAAGCGGAAGCAGCCGTACAAGTTCGAGTATCTGCTGATGGACATTAAAGCGCTGCGCGAGCGGGATAAGATCGACGATCCGGATCTGGAGCTGGCGATTTGCAAGGTGTTCAAGGTGCAGGCGGGAGACTTTACCCGGCGACTTGCTCGCTTCTTCGAAGGCAAAGAGGGTGATTTGCCCGCATGGAATCTCTATCGCCTCAAGGACAACCCGATGAGCGCCCGCGAGCTGGCCGCGTTCAAGCGCTGGTACGACGACGACGAGCGGTATGACAATCAGGAGACGCCGCCGACGACGGCCGCCAACCTGCGCGATAAGATCGATTTATTCCGCGCCAGCCTGAATCACGCGGCGCGGGTGGAACGCGCTCAACCGCTGCTCGAGCAGTGGCTTGGTGTCCAGACTCAGCCAGCACCGCCGGTCGTGGTGGATGAACCGGATGCAGAATTCGCGGCGCAGATTGACGCGGACGTAGCGAATATGGTCGGGCAGTTCAGTGGAGGTCGTCGATGACGCAGCAGAAAAGACCTGTGCCAGGGAAGGTACTCGACTTGCAGAGCCAGCCGGGAATTATGCGTCTCGCACCGCACAGCCCAGAGGCCGAAGAAGCGGTGATCGGCGGGGTGCTGACCGATCCGGATGCATTCTACGGAATCGCCTCGTACCTCAAACCGCAAGACTTCCACATCAACCGGTTGGCGATTGTCTGGGAAGCGATGCTTAAGGTCGCAGAACGGCATGAAGGCATCGATGTGCTGACTGTCAGCGAAGAAATTCGCGCGATGGGCAAGGCAGCGCAGTTTGATGATAAGACGCGTGGCTTTCTGACGAATCTGATCAACCGCACCCCCACCAGCGTTCACACTGAGACCTACGCCAGCGTAATCGAGCGCCTCGCTATTCGGCGGCGCTTGCTCACGGTGGCGGATGAAATCAAGGCGTTGGCCTATGATGAGCAGCTTCCGATTGAGATCATTACAACGCAATCGGAAGAACGGTTGTTTGACGCCACGGGGCGCGCGAATCGGGAGCAGGAATTCGCGATGGAACAACTGCTGGAAGCGCACAATGCGTACGTCGAGGCGGTCAGTAAAGATTCAGGCGTCGCGGGTTTGAAGCTGTATATTTCGGCGCTGGATCAGCAGAATATCATGATCTTCCGCAAAGATGTGCACGTCCTCGCCGCGCCATCAGGGCAGGGGAAAAGCTCCTTCTTGCTCAATACCCTGGCCATTAATCAGCTGCGCATGGGCAAACTGGTCGTCATCATCACGAACGAGATGAACGAGGCGGGCGTGATCCGGCGGTTGATCTCGGGCGAAGCGGCTATCAGCGAAGAGCGGCTGCGTCAGGGAACGATGTCGCCTGAAGAAAAGCGCCGCTATTTGGAAGCGACCGCGCGCATGGCGAATTGGCGGATGCTGGTGGTGTCGCAGTTGAACCCGGCCAACCCCGTCACCCCATTGACGGTTGAGCGCACGCTGCGCCGCATTGAGCACTTTCACGGCAACATTGATCTCGTGATCATCGACGGCATGAAGGCGATGAAGTTTGCCGTGGGCTATGAAGGCGAATATCAGAACGAGCTTAAGCTGATTCTGCCTGGCCTGAAAGGGGTCGCGGATCAGATGAACGTCCCGCTGTTTTGCGCGCATCACCTCAACCGGCAAAGCTCGAAGAAGACGAAGCCGCCCACACTGGAGGGCATGTACGGCGGCAGCGCGATTGAGCAGTATGCCGACACCGTCTGGGCGCTGGTGCGCGAAGAATACGACCCGATGATTCCCAATCAGCCCTCGCACTTGATTTCGCTCAAGGTGCGCTCAGGCACGCCGTACTTTGACGAAGTTCTCCAGTTCAACAAGGCTGCGAATCGTTACGACAGCGAGCAGTCGCGCATCAACTTCTAAATTCTTGCTATACCATACGGTCTATGGTATACTCCTTTCAATGAAAGGAGAGGGATATGCCGGAGACCGTAATCACCATCGTGATCCCCGACGGGCAGGACGAGGCAAAAACCGCCAACATCCTGCTCCGCCGCGGGGACAACGCCCGCATTAAATCCATCACATTTTCCACACTCGCCGACCTGACCGACGCAGTTCACGATCTCTCGCTTGAGGTTCAAGAGATCGAGTTTGCGGCTGAGCCGGAGAAGGTCAAGAAAGCCTCCCGCAAGAAAGCGGATCACCCCGTTGCGCCTAAAGGCCAACCCAACCCACAGCCCGTCGCGGCTGAGTTTTCCGTCAAGCAGCAGATCCTATTTTAGCGAGGTGCTCCATGCCTGATTTTGATGATACCGAGATGCTGGACGCCGGCGACGAGGCCGACGTCGAAACCACCGAGGCGCAGCCGGTCGAAGCCGCGCCCGATCAGCCTGTCACCAAGCGCGTGTTCAAGGTCGGCGGCACAACCATCCACGAAGATGCGACGACCGCGGCACTCAGCAGCGAAGCCGCACGCGACGTGCTCAAGGCGATGTATCCGGAGATCGCCAATGCAACCATCCGCGAAACGGTCAATAATGGTGTGAAAACGGTTGAATTCTTGCCCCAGCCGGGGCGGAAAGGTTAGTTTTCACATGTTGGTCAACGAAATCCTCATCAACAAATACACCGTCATCTATGGCGCTCCGGCGAGTGGCAAAACCACCTTAGCGGTTTTCACTGTTGGTCGAGAGGCTTTGGAGCGTGGGCTAACTGTCGCGGTCGCAACGAAAGACATGTCGGCTTCGAGCTTGCGCGAATACTTGCCTACGCTTCAGCATGTCGTTGAGCGTGTGGAGGACTTACCCCCGGTTGATGTTGCGATAGTCGATGCGCTATCGCTGCCGTGGAGTAAGGATATCCCCGATCTGAGCCGGGCTAGAACGGTCATCGAAACGCGGCTGCTTGGCCGCACGCCGCTGGTCAAAGCTTATATTCATGAGTCCCTCCGTCGCGGCGCGGATCTGATTCTCAAAATGGTTGAGGAAGGCGCAGAGGTTGTTGAATCACGCCAATTCGAAACCCATCGGATCTTTAAGTTGGCGCTGGTGCCGGGCAGTCCTCAGTTTCGCCGATTTCTGGAAGGGTAAACGATGCTCTTTGACGATGTGTTCAACAGCCGTCATTCGCTCATTGTCGGCGATGAGAGCAGCGGTAAGACGACGCTGGCGCTCACGCTCGGCGCGCTGGCCCTGACGTATGGCTACAAGGTTGGGTTTGTTTCGCAAGCGGATGTCAACCTGCCCGGCGCGGTGATCGGGCGAACATTTGGGGAAATTGGCCGCGCCCATGTGCTGATCACCGACTTTCCGCCGCCACCTGTTGCGACCCCATTGTGGGACGTGCTCAACCTCGCCCCGATCGTGATCACTGTGGTCGGCGTATCGCGGCGCGATCAGGTGCTGGATCTGATCCCGTATAGATTGCAAGCCGTTTCGGACAACATCTGGCAGGTGCGCTGCACGCGGATTGTTGTGTTGAAGTCGGAGCGCTACTACCCCGGCGACGTGTTTCCGGTGCAGCTGACGCCCGATCGGCGGCGCTATGTTGGGGTGGGGCAGTTTGACGGCGCAGCTGTGTCCTGATCCGCTCGAGGAAGAACTCTGCGGACCGCTCAAATACTGCCACAAGTGTAAAGAGTGGTGGCCGCGAGACGGAGAGTTCTTCCCCCGGCAGGGAGATGGGTTTCAATCTCCCTGCCACGCGTGTATCGCTGAATCGCGTCTGCTGATGATCGGGCAACCGTGTATTGTCGAAGGATGCAGGGAACCCCGATATACGACCAGCAGCGCACGGTGTAGGCAGCATACGAAAGAGGCACGATGTTCGAAGCACTCACCCAAGAAGACTTGATCGCGGCGCTGGCTGATGTGCCAGCGGTCGAACTCGAAGCAATTCAGATTCTGCGCACGCATCCAGCGCAGCCGGGCAACCTGTTTCCGACCGGGCTGGATCGGGAAGTCTATACCCGGGCGACGATCCAGATAGTGAAGTATGCCCGCGAATGCGCGGACTTGGCGGCGCGGATGCGCGATCTACCGAGTGTGCCGATGCGGGTGATCGACGATGCAATTATCGGGGGCTACTCGCTGTGAACACGCTGCTGCTCGGCGATCTGACGGCCTGCCTTCAGCTCGCGGGCGCGTGGCTCGATCCGATGGCCATCGTCGCCGATGAACCCTACGCCGAAGAGGATTACATGCTCGTGCTGCGCGAGCGGTTCCCCGAACAGTATGCAGAGTTCTGGCGTCTGGTGTACGAGGGGCAATCGGGCGTGAACGTCGAAATGACGATCACCAATGAGATCAACGAACGGATCCCGTATGGCGAATTCATCGATCTGGATTTTCTACCGTGGGGGCCGCCCGTTCCGTTTTTGGGGTCAGGATTGTCGAACAATGGCTATGAGGATGTTGATGACATCTGGAGCACCAGCCGCGGCGCCGAAGTTGGCCGCCTGTTTTTGCTGGATGATCCGGCCAATGACAACTACGCCTTCAAAGCCCACGCGTTGATTGCCGAAGCTGTGGACGATGAACTGACCTGTGTGCTGACGTGGATCTTCGGCAGCAGCGGGAACACGTTGTTCGATTGGACGGAATGGGAAGCGGGCGAGAGCGGCCTTGAGCATCCCGGTTGGGAGGGGATGGAATCAACCATCCCGGTTTATACCGAGGCGTGCGAACTGCATGACCGGGCGATGAATGGCTTTGAAGCGCTCGAAGAGGATGATGACCTGTACGGTCAAGTGTGTGGCGACATTATTCGCGCCTACTGGCAGAGTATCGAAGAGGTTCACTATGTACGTTATGACCGCCCCGCCTTCCAACGCGTTGGCATCGGCCTTCCAGTCGATTCAGGCACAGCCGATCCTGAGCCTGACCTTCATGCCGTACGGGATCGTGCTGCGTAGCAACAATGCACAGGGCACGATCGAAAAACTTGTCTCGCCCGAAGGCCTCGCCCAGATGCTGAGTGGCTTGGCGAAACCGTCGTGGAACACCGGACTGCTCACGCCGAACACGTTGTGGATGGGCGACCTCAACGGTAAGCGGGTGGTGGTTGAGTACCGCAAGCCGCAGGTGACGGGTATCTGGCTGGATGGCAGTGAGACCCCATTGCGCGTAGCGCTGCCGGGGCTGGTCATGCTGCGCGAGGTCAAAGTGGATACGAACGCGTCCTATCGCCTGTGGGCGGTCAAGCGACGTCCGCGCAACCTCAAGGCGAAGCTCTACAATGCGCCGCTGCCGAATGTTGGCGGCAGTGGGGCGTGTTGGGGCACGGTCACGGTCGATAAACGTGACCCGGTCAGCCTAGCAGCGGACTGGAAGGCATTTCTCGGTTCGCGCTTTGGCGATCACTCCTGCAACGGTAAGTCGAAGATGGAGAAGAACGACATCCGCAAGCGCCTGATCCAGATCGACGGCATGAATGAAGATAGCTATCCGCTCGGCGATTTGGTCGATAGCGGGCAGACGCTCGAAAAAGCGCTCAAAGAGGTGACCAAGTGAGCTACGAATTCGACCCGCAGCTGCACCTGAAATTGATCGTCATCGTCGGCTTGGGCGGCACAGGCAGCCAGCTCGCGCGGTCGGTCACGCGCATGGCCTACGATATGCGCCGCCGGAACATGTTCACACCAGATATTTTGTTCATCGATCCAGATGTGGTCGAGGAAAAGAATGTCGGCCGCCAAATGTTTACCGCCGCCGACGTGGGGCAAAACAAAGCCGAAGTGCTCGCCCGGCGCTTCAACTACGCGCTCGGTCTCGGCATCACGTGGCGTGCGGAGCCAGTGACCGGCGATCTGTTCAAAGAAATCAAGCTTACTGATCACAGCACCTATCGCGGCAACGAAGTGATTCTGTGTGGCGCGGTCGATAACCATGCCGCCCGCGCGGAACTGGCGAAGATCAACGCGACGTGGATCGACGCTGGCAACCATTTCGCCGCCGGGCAGGTGGTCATCGGCAACACGTCTGATGCGGGCAGCGTGAAACGCGCGCTGGAGGAAGCGAAACGCGTGAAGCGAAAGACGCTCATGCTCAGCCCCAACGCTGCGCTCGTGTTCCCCGAGCTGCTCCAGCCCGATGAGAAACCGAAGATCTCCTGCGCGGATCTGGTCGCGCTCGGCGATCAGCACCTGCTCATCAACGACGCGGTCGCGATGGTCGCGGCGCAGTATGTATTCAAGCTGCTTTTCCGCCAGCCGATCACCACGTTCAAGTCGTACATCAGCCTCGAAACACTCGCCATGCGCAGCGTGGCGCTCTCCGAAGACGAACTCCTACCTTATCTGAATTAAAACACAAAGCCCCCGCTTGAGGCAGCGGGGGCTTCTATGAAAGGAGGTGAGGTTCACTTCTTTTCACACACGCCCTCAAGCATACGAATTTTTTCTAACCTTGTCAATCTATTTGCTATACCATACGCTTTATGGTATACTACCCTTAACCTTATGAGGAAAGGTTGAGGTCACATGCAACACACACATTTGTTGGACGAATTATTGGAGCAAGCCCGAGCGCATCAGGACGAGGAACGGAACGTCTCCTATGCGCACCAGTGGTACAGCGGCGTGTACGTGCAGATCATAGCGATCGGCCTGCAAATGGCGATCTTTACGATCGGCGCGATGATGCCGGACGAACTGCCGCTCGTGACGGATGACTATCAGCAAGCGGCTGAATTCTTCGAAGAGCAGATGCAGAGCGCGGAGGCCTTCTGATGGACATTTATCTCCAGCATGAAGATTGGCGCGATTGCCCGGTCATTTATCCCCGGAACAATCCGCTCATGGGCGAAATTGTCCCCACGCCGAAGCCCTCGCTCGACAGCTCAACGCTCATCGGTCTGGGCTATCGCGAAGTTGCGCCCGATCTGTTGGTGCGCACTGGCATGACCAAGGCGCGCCGCCCCGCTGCACATCTTTGAAATGTGGTACATCGATGAGACCGGGCCGCGGCACGTTTGCGGTTACGGCACAAGCCCGCGTGCTGCGCATGCCGATGCATGGCGGCTGCGTCGCCAGGTCGCGAATCACGGTTCGCGCATTGCAGCCGCCGAGTTTGCCCGCAGTCGGATCAAGCAGATTGCCTTCAAGGACGTCGCCGACGAACGCGCGCTCCGCCAACTTGAGTTAGCGGGGTAGGGCAGATGAAGACGACCTGTCCTGTTTGCAATGGTGATCGCACGATTCGCAGTCTGCACATGACTGCTGCCGGGCCCGATGAAGTCAACTGCTGGTTCTGTGAAGGCAAGGGGGAGGTTCCGGTTTCGACCGAGCCGATTTATGTCCTGACCACGAGCCAGATTCACCCGTGGATTTACTCGCAGGCGTGGGTCAAGGGCACTTTGGCGAAGATCCAGCATCCGCGTCATGGCACGTTTTACGCGAAGCAGCGTGGCTCGTGCTGGCACCGCATCGAACGCAAGCTGCCGTTCGGCTATGGACTGTAGGGGAAGATCATGACGATGCTCGAAGGACTCACTAAACCGATGCGCGACGCGTTGAACGCGATCCGCGCTGGCGGCGAATCGACCATGAAGGCGAACACCAACACGATCAAGGCGCTGATCGACCGCGGGCTGATCGAAGTCGCGGCGATTGAACAGCCGCAGCGCTGGTTGCTTTCGCCCGTGGGCGAAATGGTCTACTTCAACGACGAGGTCTTGTCCACGTATCAAACGACCAGCTTCGCGCCGGGGCAGGATGTGCAGTATCTGCACTGGCATACCAACGGTTATCCGTGGCGCTTTGAATGGGAAGCCGGGCAGGTTGAGCGCATCACCAAAGCATTCGTGTTCGTGAAGTATCCGAACGGCGAGGTGAAGCAGCACGTGCCCAAGCGCTTACGTCACAAGCCGATGCCGACGCTCAGCGCGGTGATAGCCGAGGCTTTGATTGAAGCTGCTGCGCTGCAATCGACCGACACCAGTTTCGAGCCGTACATCTCCGAGCCGCGCATGGTCGATGACAAGCTCATCGCCGTGACCGCGATCTGCAATATCTGTGGCTGCCAGTACGACTCGATCCACCTGAAAGGGCTGCGCAATCCGTGGTTGTTCGCGAACCTGAATCCGCGCTGCCCGGCGTGCTTGTGGCCGGACATTGACGACCGGATCAAGAAGATACGCGAATCGGAAGCCCTGTCGCATGACGAACCCCTCGTCGTGGAGCCGCGCATGGTCAACGATAAGCTGATCGCTGTGACGGGCTTCTGCGATGTGTGCGGTTGCCAGTACGATGATATTGTTCCCTACGAGATGCCCCGCGAACGCCTTTGGCGCTGGACAAACTTGGTTTCGCGCTGCTCGGTGTGCTTCCGGAACAACTGCTACGAATGTGGCAAGCCGCTGCCCGCCACCAGCGACGAACGCAGCATCGGGTACTGTGACGAGTGCAATACACGGCCATTAGGGAGCAAAAAAGCGGCTGAGCAAATCCCTAATATCCCGACCGCCGCTCACATCGACTATCCGCTGCTCGTGACGTTCCTCGCCGATGGGGAGAACGCGTTTCATCACTTATGGGCTTGGTACGCGGGTGTGATTTCCATCGCGTTGATGGACTACGAGCGTGTCTCCTCAGAGGATGCGATGAAGCGTGCCATGCGCAGCGCCGCCGCTCTGCTGCACCTGCGCTTCGAGGAAGAATACCTGCGCCTCGTCGATGCAGTCGGGCACAATAACGACGCGGACGCGCTGTTTCACGTGCTGCCCATCAATGCGGAAATGACGGTGCGCACGTGGATGATCGAGTACGGCCAATTTGATTACACGGCTCAGCTGATCGACCTGCGCCAGACCGCCCGTGAACATGCCGTCTACGTTGACCCGATCCCTACGCGCTTGACGCCATTGGAATACCGCGAAGGGCAGTACAGCTCTCGGCAGCGCGCCGGGGTGTGCCGCGTTTGGTGGCACGCGCCGTCCACGCGCCGCTTCGTCGAACACGTCACGCAAGATAGCTCGACCGGCAGATGGTACGTTCACGCGCACAAACTGGAGATCCCCATCCCGCTGATACCAGATGAATACTTCACCGTCGAAGAATTGACGCCCGCGCGGATCAATGACCGCGTGCAGCGTTTGGATGATGGGCAGTTGGGCACGGTCGTCGGCGTCAGCGGCGGCGACGTGTGGGTGAAGCCGGAGCAGGGCGGGGAGCAGCCGCGCTGGAAGCGCGTGCACGTTGACATCATTTATCCGAAAGACCCGACCGGCGATGAAACTGATGAATACCTGTCGGATGAAGCTGTGCCCCCACCGTGGACGCCGGATATTTTGAAGCGCGTCCGTATCAAGGCTGGACTTCATGCCGGCATCATCGCCCAAGTCACGGATATTGGCGCGAATGCACGCGGGGCAACCTACAAGGTATTCAGCGAATGGTACAACGCCTCCGATTTGGAAGACCCCAACACGCCCATGACGCTTCTGTCCGACGAAGAGATCGCCCACACCTGCGCGAAGATTCGCCTGCACCTGCATGGCGGGATGCGCGTCGGGTTGATCGAATCAGTGACGCACCTGCTCGATCAGCAGTATCAGGTCAAGTTCGTTCACTTCACTGACTACATTCCCCACGCGATTCTCGAACGCATCGAATTCCTGTACATGGTCGATGATCATGACCGTTCGTCCGTCCTGATCGGATTGGACAGCCCCCCATTGTGGCGTCTGAGTCAGTCCGACGAAGCCCGCGAATTTCAGGCCGTGTTGGATGCCGCCGGAATCGCGCTGCAAGCCCGTTTTAACGCGCAAAACGAACTTATCGTCTTTCACCCCCTTGAGGATGTTTTAGAACGCTTGTGCGCCAACGTGCGCAAGCTGGCGGGGGTTTTAGCGGTCGATCTCGGATTCAACAACAACCCGTGCTTGGCGCAGGTCAAGCTTCAGAAAATCTTAGAAGGGGCAACCGCCAATGGCTAACATTTCTGATCGTAAGCTGCTGCACATCGGCGCGTCACAGCGCGCGGCGAAAGCAGCCCGTCCGAAAGACTTTACGGTCGTCCTGCGCGGTGTGCGTATGTCGCCCGGCGAAGCGCTGAAGCGTGGCGGATTTGTCGTAGCGAGCTGGTGGGAACAGAAGGTCACGCTGATCTGCCTGCGCACCGGTCGGCTGATGCTTCTCTCTGGCAACATCGCCGTGGAAGTGAACGCGCATCCGGATGTGGTTCGCGCCGTCTTCAAGCCGCACTGTGATGCCCAGTGGTGGAGGAAAAGCTAATGTCGCTGACCTCGCAGCTCAAGGAAGCGGACAGCCCGGTTTCGCGCTTTCTGAACGCCAAGATGAAGTCGGAGGCGGTGGACGGCATGATCGCCAGATTCAACGCGGTCACAACGCGTCGGCCGACGCTGGTCACTGACGGCGTGAGCGCCGATATCGTCGGCACAGCCTTCGATTACGCGTTTCGCTGGAACATTGAACAGTTTACGCCGCGGCAGCTCGTCGCCTGGCATGGTGCGCGCGATTTACGCGATGAACGGGTAATCATAGATTTGGTCGAGATGGGCAATGCTCAACCCGACCAGCGCGCTGCCTGCGCCATTGTCTTGTCGTGGTATGAGCGGATCTTCCGTTCGGGGCACATCCGCCCCGAACTGGAAGCCTCGAATGTCGGGCTGAGCAGTGAAGGTCCGTACCTCACACGCTTATTGGCCCATGTGCCGGCCGCTGATTTGGCCGACGTGCAGCGTTTGATGTCAACGGTAAATCAGGTCTGGGGTGATCGGCTGAAGGAGCAGCCGTATCACTCCAACCCCATGTTTGATGGCAGCCCGAATGTAGGCGGTGCGGACGCGGACTGGATCATGGGGCGCACACTCTACGAATGCAAAACCACGCGCAAGAGCCGCCCGTTCACCCGCGAAATGTTCCTCCAGATGATCGGCTACGTGCTGCTCGATTACTCCGATCGCTACAAGCTGGAAAAAGTAGCGTGGTATTTCGCCCGTCACCAGCTGCTGATCGAGCTGCCCATCACCAACCTATTTCGGGATCTGCCTGCGCTGCGCGCTGAATTCAAGGCTCGCTTGCGCCCATCCGCGCCCCGGCGCACACGTTCGCTGGCGCGTGATCTTCGCGACATCGCCGAAAAACATCACGGCGACGAACTCGACTTTGACCTGTATGGAGACTTTTAGATGACGAAGGCTAGCGCACAGATGAAGCTCGAAATGCTCGTGGACTTTGCAATCAAGGCCACCACGCTGCGCGAGGTGGATTGGGTCGCTGCTCAGATGGCAGTTTATGGAGAGCGCGGCATTGATGCTCTGGTCGCCGGGATCACCGATGCAACCGCGGGTACGCGCGCCGTGCTGCGCATGCTGTCGGTGCTCGGCTCAATGCACGTTGTTTCTACACCTAAGGTCGCCGCGGCGCTGGAACGACTGCTGCTCACGCGTCCGGAGGTACAGGTGCACAAGGCCGTGCTGCCCTCCATCATTTTGCACGGTCAGCAAGGGCGCGAAGATGCGGCGCTGGCGGTGCATTCGTTCAAGAATCGCAGCGAGGCGACCGCTGCGCTCGTCACGGAAGCCTATCGCATTCTGGAGAAGTGCTGATGGTTACGATCAAGGCCACTGGTCAGCCCGGCGAACGGCTGCACGCCGAACCGTGCGGGTATCCCGAATATCTCTGCTCGTGTGAGCATCCGCCGCTCAATGATGCTGGTATCGCAGCGCTTGATACCGAAGACTTTGACGTAGAAACGCTGAAAAGCACGATTAAAGCGCTGAAGCGTCGCCTTTCCGTATCCACGCCGAAGCGGCAGTTCAAACAAGTTTTGGAGCTTTATGCTCTGGGATATCTGGAAGAAGCCGAACTCGATCTGGGCGACTTTACCCTCACCGTGCAGCGACGCTCCAGCGACTGGATGGTTTACCTGAACGGTCAAAAAGGCGTATGGGGTTGCCACAACACGCTCGATGGCGCGATTGGGTACATGCTTCTCACCTATGTTGGCTGGTGCAATACCGTTCACGACGTGTCTCACCCCGAACTGCATGATCTTGCTCTGAGCATTCTCAAGAAACCGGAGACTGTCCAATCATGATCAAGATGTCTGTCGTTCACGTGTCCGGCCCGAAGATGACGCCGGAATATCGGTTCACGGTCGAGAATCAGCCCGGCGGTATGGCTGCGTTTCAGGACAAAATCACGGAACGCACTGTGACCGAGATGGCCGAGTTGAACACACTGATCTCCGAAGGCTACGAGAAGTTCGACGCGCAGAAGTTCACGTTCAGCGACGGCGAGGCGATTATCTACCTGCTGTACAAGCCGGATCCGACGAAATACGTTGTCGAAAGCCGCTGGCTGACAACCGACGAAAAGCCGGATTGGGAGCCTGCGCCCGACCCCTATATGTTTGATGACTCCAACGCTGCCTTCGAGCGCCAGCGCGATCTCAGCACGATTTCGCGTGACTACCAGTTTCGCGTGCGGTCGGTGAATCATGCCTAAGATTCGCGAGCTAGCGATCATCACCGCCCGCCTATTCCAACCGGGTGCTCCCTGTGTGCGGAAGCATCTGCTCCAGATCGAAACAGATCTATGGTGCTTTGGAAACCGCGACGCCCAGTCGGTCTGGGATGTGGTGGAAGATGAGCACGCCCCTGCGTCGCATTTTGACGACCGGGCTATCCATATCAGCATCGCCGCTGCGCCCAGTCCCGCCCCGCGTTCGAACGGTATGACCTATCTGGACTCTCTGCTGTTTGAGCGCAATCCGGATGAAGCCATTGCCCCTAGCAGCACGGTAGCGCTTGCCTATGTCGCCAAGCGGCGGTTGTTGGACGTTGAGGGTAACGAGGTCCGCTTCTACGGGCTGTTCGAGCTGGAACTCCCCGATGTGGAAGATCGGCTGTTGGATGCCAGCCAGATCCGCGCGATTTTCCTCGGCGAGCTGGACTTCAACCGCTCACTTAAATCGCTGACGTTCACCGTCACGACCGCCGAACAGGAAGGGGTGATCCTTGCCGCCATGCGTAATTATCGCGTATCGATGCGTGCACTCCGGATCGCCGATGCAACCAACATTCCAGTTGATAACCTACCGCTGTTGGCATTGGAGAACGCGGGATTGATCAGCGCAGACTGCTCAGGCCCGGTCATTCTCTACTCACTCACCGATCGCGCCAAGAAAGGCCTGCTGTGAATCTTTACCGTGAATTGGTACTTGTCACCGCGCGCATCTTCGAACCCGGCCAGCAGCTTTCCTGCGTTGAATTGGTTGCGCTGGACACCAAGTTCTGGTTGCTGAGCGAGGGGCAGGATTTGTGGGATGTGATCGAACAGGTGCAAGGAACGAACGATTACACATTCCTGCGCCGCGCGATTCATCTCACCGTTGAACCGCTGCCCAACCCGGTGTTCCCGTATCCGGACTGGAAGTCCTACGTGCACATGCTGTTGAGCGAGGCGACGACCTGCACCGAGCAGCAGTTCTTCGAAGTCGATACCTCTCAATGGAACGATGTCATCGAGCGCCGGTTGCTGGATAGCCGCGCTCGCATCATCCAGTTCTACGCGGTCTACCGCGTCGACGAAACGGTGCAGCGCGACGATGAAGACTGCAAGGACACTCGGCTGATCATCGAGTACGAAGGTGAGCTTGATCTCACCATCCCACCGCTTACGACCTCCGCGCTTGAAATCCAGATTTTGCGGGTGGTTAACGCATTCAGCCATTCGCCGTTTACCGCGGGCGAAATCGATCGCGCATTGGTCACGCGTCCCGGAATGGCGCTGCATAGTGCCCTGACGAAGCTCTCGGAACAGGGGTTGCTGAAACATCTCGGCGGGTTTGGCTATGAGACGAAATTTGAGAAGGGGGCACAGTGAGACGCAATCAACACACGACCAATATGAAACGCCAGATGCAGGGCGACCCGCCGCACACGCGCTGGTCATTGAGCGAAACGCACAAGGAGTGGCAGAAGGCTGTCGCGTCCGGGAATATCGAACAAGCGCAGCTGCTTTGGAATGCGGGAATTTCCTACGCGCCGCAGGTCAAGCCGATGTCGCGCAAGGCCTATAACCGTGCTGCCCGGCAGCGGCAGGCGGCTTCGCTGCCGCAGTTGATCACGGCGAAGGCGCGAGCTCTTCGGTGAGAAAATACCCGCGTTGGCGACCGCGACATCGTCGTATTCGGCGGCGTTATCTGGTTGTCGATTATCCAGCAAATCGGCTGTACACGGTCAAAGGCATGGTGGTACAGGACACCCCCATGCCCGAAACCGAAGAAGCACTACAGGATCGGATCAAAGAAGAGGCTAATTTCTTGATCCGTGAACTTCGTTTATGATATATTTCAAGTGAGGCACACACACACATGAAGCAGCAACAGGTACTTGAGGCACTCCAAAAGGTGGTGGACGCTCAATCGATCCACCCGAATACCGCAAGATCGCTGATCAGCCAGAATCTGATCATCGCGACCGAGACGGGCTACCTACTGACGGAAGATGGTCGTATCCTGCTCGGCGAACAGCTGGTCATTCAGCAATCGACGCGCGTGAAAGACGGTCTGCTCTGGCACACGATCGGCACGCCGTTCACGACGCGCGCCGAAGCCGAAGACGCAGCCCGGCTGCGTTCAGTGGCGGACGAAGTTGACTATCGCGTAGTGCTGGCTGACGGCATTGAACCCCAAACCTTCATCGTGTATTCCTACGGCATCCGCTATTTGCAAGACGTGAACGAACTGCGCACGCGTGAGACGACCATCGTTCGCCCCGAAGGCGACGAAGGCGATCCGCTGCATATTTTCGCGGTCGAGCGGAATCAGGGGACAGGCTGGCAGCGCTACGGCACGCAGCTGTACACCTCGCAGGTGGATGCTGAAGGTGCGGCTTCGTCCGCATCGCAGACCAAAACGGGCGATTACCGGATCGTCCTCGACGAAAGCCCGCTGCTGCTACCGGTGATGTGGCGCGGCGGGCGACGCATGCCGGATGTTCATTTGCTGCGGCAAATGGGCACGATTGCCGGCGGCGGGACTGAGCATATTGAGACTCTTGTCCAGATCTGGACAGGGGACTAACTAACCAGAGAGAGAGACGATGGCAAGCATCCTGATGCTATACAATCAAGAAATCGCCGCATTGCTATTGGGCGTGGGGCGTAAGTTGGAAATCGTGCGGTCTGCTTTAGAAGAAGAAATGCTGAGATCGGACGCGCTTCCGCTCTTTCCCTTGCCATCTCTCGTAACTGCTGACGGGAAATCCGTCGTTCAGGTATCGACAATTGTCGAGTCCAGCCTCGTCGCTATGTCGCGCGACATCAACCGTGCTGAGAAGGCAGAGACGATTTTGGAAGTGCCTGACTTAGCCGAGTATGTCATCCAATACGTGCGCCTGCGCCAGATCAAGGGTGAGGGCACGGTTCGACACAGCAACGAGATGATGATCAGCTTATCGGAAGCGGGCCTCGATGCTGTCAAGAAGATCGAGGCTTTTCTCAAGCCCCAGGTTGACGCCAAGCTGCTATACCCCGCGCCGAAGCGTGAACTCAACCGGAAGCTGATCTTCGTGATCGCGCTCTACTACGCAAACAAGCCCGCCGCTTAAGGCGGGCTTTCCCCTCAATTTTTCGCAATACCATACGCCTTATGGTATAATAACTCTCATCATCAAAGGATGAGGGTTAGATGATTCACACACCATCACTCACCAAGGTTCTATCCGGATTGGATGTGCGCGCCCTGCGTGCCGTCCAATCGCTTGCGCAGGAGCAGATCACCGCGCGGGAACGGATGCAGGCGCAGTTATTGAGGATGACTGCGGATTATGATTCAATTGGGCCGCTGTGGACGGCGACCACCTATGGTCTGGGCTACGTTGAGAAACCGGGTTACATGGTGCTCGACGGCCCATTTACCAGTCGTGTAAGTGCTGAGCAGGTCTTAAAGGAGGTCGTTACCCATGTTTGACAAGAACTTTTTCCCCACTCCAGATCCAGTCATTGACCGGATGATCAGCCCCATTTTGCGCGAATACGGCGGTCTACGCTATGTGCCAAACTTTCAGATTCTTGAGCCGTCGGCGGGCAAGGGCAACATCATCGACCGATTGGTGCACACGTATGGCGCGAAACCTGAACAAATCTTCTGCATCGAAAAGAATGACGAGCTGCGGATGATCCTTGCAGGAAAGGGTTATCGCGTCATCGACTCGGATTTTCTGACCTATGCAGATCGCTATGCCTTCGACCTGATCATCATGAACCCGCCCTTTGATGACGGCGCATCGCACTTGCTTAAGGCATGGGAAGTCCTGCGCAACGGGCGGATTGTATGCCTCCTGAATGCCGAGACGGTGCGCAATCCGCACACCAAAGAGCGGCAGGTCTTGAAGACGCTCATCGACGCCTTCGGCGAAGTGGAGGACATCGGGCAGGCGTTCAAACAGGCCGAACGCACGACCGATGTGGAAGTTGTCATCGTCCGCCTGTGCAAAGAGACGCGGGACGAGCTGCCGGGCTTCGAGGGCATGGAATTCGACGGCAAGGTGAACGAAGCGGAATTTACGGCCAACCCGCTCGCGCACCCGAACATCATTCAATCGCTGGTGGAACAGTACAACCAAGCCGCCCGGTTGACACAGGAAATCCACGCGCTCAGCAGCCAGTACCGCTTTTACACGCGCGGCATCATCGACACCGCACTGGAAGACAAGAAGGCCGCGCCGTCACTCAATACCGCGCTCACCGAACTTAAGGCGCAGTTCTGGAAGTATATCTTCCAGAAAACCAAGATCGGGCAGGCGACGACCAGCCAGTTCCGCCAAAAGTTTGAGACGTTCGCCGCGCAGACCGCGCAGCTCGCCTTCTCTGAGGCGAATATCATGAGCGTGCTCGGCCTATTCTTTCAGAACCACGATCAGATCATCAAAGAATGCATCTTGGACGTGTTCAATAAGGCGACCGCCTACCACGCAAAGAACCAAGTCCACACCGAAGGCTGGAAGACGAACAAGTCGTGGAAATTGAATAAGCGGATCATCATGCCGAATGGTGTGGTGTATGAACCGCGCTGGGATGGGTGGAGTTGCTATAACCGCCGAGACTTTTTCCTTGACATTGACAAGGCGCTCTGCTTCATCGCCGGGAAAAAGTTTGATGAGATTCGCGGGCTGTACACCGCGATTGATGATCACTTGCGGAACATTGGGCGAAATGGCATCGCCTATGACGAGGTGTTTGAGAGCGAGTTCTTCCGCGTGCGCGTGTTCAAGAAAGGCACGGTGCACCTCGACTTCAAAGACCTTGATTTGCTGGCGCGGTTCAACATCGCCGCGGCGGAAGGTAAGGGTTGGCTTGGGGCGGGGTACTGATGAGCGACTTCATAAAGCGTCACTGGAACGACGTGCAGCGGATCGCGTTCGTGCGACTGCTCAGCCCGTGTATCACGGTCTACGGTTTCCAGATCCCGGCGGAATGGATGCAGCGCGAGTATGGGGTGAACATCCGCCTGTTCTCCGAAGTCTCCGCCTTCAAGCCGGATGGTTCGCTCGCTCGCGCGGGCGAGGCCTTCCATACAGTGGTGCAGTTCCACAGTCCGGAGGGGATCGCCGAGCGGCGCGTATTCGCCGGGTGGCGCACAACGTGGACACAGGCGATGGTCGATTACGAGGTGTTCGCCGTGACCGAGCGCCAGCGCCAATTGTTGGCTGCCAAGCGCATCGACGAGGAACGGCGACGCAAAGCAGCGGAGGCCGACGCCGAGCGCAAGCGCGTGCGTCAGCAGATGGCAGGGTACTACTTTCAGCAGCACGGCCAGCGCGTGGACAGCTTCAAGGTTGGGCAGAAGGTAGCCACACTGGACGATGGGAAGGTGTGGCAGGTCGTCAAGAAGCACGCTTTACAGGTGGAACTGGGGTGGCTGGCAGCCGTGCGTTTTGTGCCACGGGATACGGTGGTCATCAAGGGCTCGAAAGAAGGTTTGCGGTTGTTTCGTGAAGCAGTAAAGTAAACGTATTGAAGAGGGACGCGATAGACCGCGTCCCTTCGGGAGAGATGATGAGCGCGGTTGATTCGAAAGATGTTGTTTTGGCCAGCGGCGAATGGAACGAAAGCACGCTGCCTCAAGTGGTCGCCGCTGGACGCTTGTATATTCTCAATGGGCGTGGCGAATTCGAACAGGTGATTTTCGCGCAATACTGGCGTGACGGAGCGCTGCGTAATGTTTCGCCAGACGGACGCGAGATCGATGAAGATGGGAACGTGACTCGACAGTTTTCATCCTGACCGATTGATGTCCGTTTCGTGACCGCAAGGCCGAGACTACCCTCGGCCTTTTTCGTCCGCCAAGTTATCAGACTCTAACACGCCTCGTCTTGTACAAACGTTCTAATCGCGTAGAGTAGGATACGAGGAGGCGTTTACGATGCAAATCTACGAATACCTATGCCAGTGCTTTGATGATCATATCGACCCCACACAGAACAGTGTCGCTCACCATTTTGGCCTCACCCTGTCTGAATTGAAACAGCATCTAATACCCCTTTGGCGCGAAGAGCTGCTCTATCCCGATTCGCTCATCCCTAAAGAGCGTGTAGTCATTGGCGCTACCCAGCGCGATGGAAAACAGCGGACGAAGCGAATCACAAAGGTTACGCCGCGGCGCATCGCCAGAGAACAGGCAATCCTATCCTTTATCGACACGTACATCAGCGAGCGGCACATTTCGCCCACGCTGGATCAGATCGCCGCGGCGGTTGGTCTGCGCGCGAAATCGAATGTCAAAGCATATCTTGATCGGCTGGTCGAGAGCGGAAAACTGAATCGCGAGGGGAGGGCGGTATGGTTACCGAAAGCGAGTCAGGAAATCAGCTTCTGAAAGCCGCCCGGCGCGAAAGGCTTGGAGATCGCTGTAGGGCAAGCTCATTCGTTTTGCGACTGACCCGTTACGCATAAAAACGACGGCCACTGTATCAATCGGAAATGCGTTCGAGTTTGGGATTCTGCGCAGGATGGGCAGAGCTTCCAGCCGCCGAGCATCATCATTCGCGGCAAGGCTCGTGACTGTCAGGGTGAGCAGTTTGCTTTCGACGGTGTAAGTGACCTCGACCGCGGATGTGGCCGCGCGCACACGTTCTTCGTACTGCTGACGCGTGGTCAACAATTCGCTCAATGTGGGCAGCGCGACCAACGTAACAACGAACAGCAATAGCCCAACAGTCAACAAGCGGCGGGGTCTCATGGCGTCACTCCAGTTTTGGCGGCACAGTATAACTATGCCGCCAGTCAACTGCTAGTTCCGGCGCGGAAAAGCATCCCGCTGCGCGCCAGCCACCGCGATCTTCCCCTTCGCCGCCTGATAAGTCGCATGGGCAGCGCCGAGAGTTGCGAGTAGGCCAGTGAATAACGGAAGTAAATTGTCTTGCCACACTCCGGCAAACCTTGTCACGAAGTCAAAGGCAGACGTGAAGTAGACTTGGTATCCGAGCGTCGTCGAGACCGTGTAGACAATCCAGATCACCGCAGCGGTCGCTAATGACAGCTGCTGCGCGGTAAATCGCCTGAGGGCGTTGATCTGCTTGAGGTAGCCGACGATGAACACGGTAAGCGGGGCAGCCACTAGCCCTTGCAAGATCGTGACCACGGAACCAGTTAACAGGTTCGCCGCCGTATCGAGATCGGTGATCGGCACATCGTCAACGACGGGCACATCATCCACGGGAGTTTCTTCCACCGGGGCAGGGGTAGCCGTCGCTTCCTGCGCCAGCACCGGTACAGACGCCACGAGCAGCAGCGCCACAAGGATCAGAAACAGACACATGCGAAGCATTTGGTACTCTCCTCTAACTATGCGTAGACATGATACGAGGCGCTAAACGAGCGCCTCGTTAATCACCGTAATCGTGGGCAGGGTCGCGCCGCGCGCTTTCTGCCGTCTTGCCCACAGGGCTTGATAGACTTTCGCGATCCCTGTGTGGAACGTGATGAGCTGTTGAATCTCATCATCCGTTAGATTTTCCGAGCAAACCGCGTCATCAGGCGGCGGCGGTTCTTCCACCGGCGGCGGTGTTTCAATGACAGTGAAGGTGGGCACATTGTCGACACCTACCGCGACAAACCCTTGCTTATTGTTGTAGGCCGCCTTCACCCACTTGTACCCGCCCGCGTCAATCACAGGCGACAGCCAGACGGTAAATTCAGCCTCATAGGGAATGGTCTCGATCTTCGGCTGCGCGGTGGTGGCCGTCGGGCGCAGATTCAAGCCGTCCTTCGGGTTGACAGTTGCCTTGCGTTCATCAGTTGGTTGTGTCACCTGCGCATTCCTTTCATGCCATTCTTGATACGCCGTCTTGGGCGTGCGCTCGACCGTGCTGGCGAGGAGCGTCCATAGCTTGGGCGTCGCCTTGAAATGCTTCCAGCGCGTGTCGTAGACGCCTTCTCCTTCGCAATAGAAGACGAACGGGTATTTCTTCACGACCGGGGCGAGATTGGTCGTGTACTGCTCTTCACTCCACCCCATGGCGAGGTATCCAGCCTCCGGTTCGGCGTAGCTCTTCACCGCGCCCACTTCGCCGATCAGGAGCGGCGGGAGCGGGATGCCCCGCAGCGCCGCTTCATGCTCTAGAAAGTGTGATGTGTCCGTCGCTGTACGATAGCGATTCAGCCGCCACCAGTGAACAACACCCCGCTCGCGCCCCTCGGCCATAGCCTCAAATAAGGGCAGGAGCAGGGAATATTGAGCAAATGCCGGATTCCCCGTACTCAGGCAGCACAGGCCGAGCGGAATGCCCGCCGCCGTGCCTAGCCGGGCCACCGCGACGTGTTTCGCGACGGTGTCCGCCAGCAGCGCCGGGTCGGTGTGGCTGTTGGCGTCTTCGTTGCCCACAAACAGCACGGTCCCTTCGACGTGGAGCTTGAAAAACAGCTGCGCAAAGCCGTCGGGCGTAACCGTGTTCAGGATGTTGTCATCCTTCCACCAGCGCGAAGCAACAAGCGTGTTAGGTAGTAAATCTTTTACGTACCTTAGGCGCTGAAGATGCCTGTCGATTGCATCTTTATGCTCGTAAGTTCCGACAATTACTACCAATTGTGGATTGAGCATAGTAAGTACATTGTCGGGCGTTGGCTTCAGTTCGTGTACGCCAATTCTGGAAAGCAATGCTAACTGCCTCCTTTCAGCCACAAGAAATAACCTTCAATGCGCTGTTTTATTTTCTTAGCTTTTCGCTCGCCAAACCGCCGAACGAGCCAAGCCTCAGGCTCCAAACTATGCTTGGAGTTATTGCAACCACCGACGCCATCTCTGCTTGAATGACAAAGTGGAATAATGTTTGTTGGCGTCGTTGCCCCCTGAGCAGAAAGCGGCACCCAGTGATCAGCCGCAAGGATCGTCCAGAAGTCTGGCGCTTTTCCACAGGCAGCACATTTATGATCGAAATATTCGAGCGCCTTATTCCAGTCGGATGATGTAAAGCTCACTTCTTGCTGAAGTTTTCTCGCCCGACGCCTATTTGAGTGGACTTTGGCATATTCGGGATGCTTTAGACGATAATTTCGCTGCTGTAAGCGCACTTTTTCTTTGTTGTTTTGTTCATAGATCCGCTTAGCTACCCTCACTTTTTCAGGGTTATTGAGCCGATACCTACGGACTGCGTCTCGATGTTTTTGTGGGTTTTCGGCGTACAGATCGCGGCGTCGAGCGTTCAACTCCTCGCCTTTTTCTTTTAGCATCCGTTTCGCGTAGCTTGCTTTACTTTCTCGCTCTGTAAGCAAACGGCATTCTTTGCACGTCCTATTGAGGCCGTCGCTCGATCTACTCGACAGGTGAAAAAATGCATCTGATGCTGGAAGTGGGCGTTTACAGACATTACAGATTTTTGTTGCTTCTGGATCAGGCCGATACTCATATCGTGGTTGCTTGGTTGTTTTGCATGCCTTACACCACGATTGATATCTTCCGCGCTTTGCCTTGTAAAATTCGGTGACGGCTTTGACTTGACCGCACTTGCTACACCGACGACTCTCTGTGATACAATCAGGAGTACCCATACGAAACATAACCTTTCGTTGGTTAGAGGCAGTAGGGTGTGTTGGTAGCACCCCTACTGCCTTGTTTGATTTCTCCCCTAAGTATAGCACAAATGAGCTATATCCGCCGATCAGCATCAGGATAGAAACGTCAGCTTCAGGGTGCGTTCGGCCACCTGATTCACCGTGTTCAGTTCGTTACTGGTGCTCAGACTGACGAGGCGCATGTAACGGCGGCCGCCAATTGCCCATAAGCCGACAGGAAACCACGCCGTGACAGCGCGCCAAATGCTGGTTGATCGCATCGCCGTGCTCATATGTGCCTACAGTCACCATAAATTGCGGCTGGAGCGCCAGCAGCACAGCATCCGGCGTGGGCTTCAGCTCATGCGGACCAATCCGAGAAAGCACTTACGACACCTGCGCGATCCGGTCAATCAGCATAAAGGGCGATTTCATGATGGCCGTTCTAACTTCTCCTGAAGCGAGAATGCCTGTCAAATCCCATTCATAGATGCCCGTTCCGACATCGAGATCCAGCCCGAAATCAGCCGGGAAGGTGACTTGCAGCGCCGTTGCGCTGTATACACTCCCGGTGATGCTCAACACGGGGTTTGTACCGTCTTCGCCCGCTTTGCGGATGCCAAGAGTGATCTCGGTAGCCGCCGTCCAATCGCCGGTCAGATTCGAGAAAACGACCGTTGGTGTGTTACCACGCACCACGGTGAGCGTTTGCGTTCGCGGATCGTACGAACCGACATAACGAACTGAGCCCGACTGAATCAGATCCGTCTTCGTTTTGATCGACGACAATGCCGCGCCTGTCGTTCCAGTCGTCAAATGCTCGCTGCTCGCCTCATCCCACACGGCATCGGCAATCGCGGCAGCGCTCGTTCCCGCTCCTGTGACCCACGCTGCGTCGCCCCGGTCGCGAATTGCTTCCACGCTATCCGTACTGGCGTCAAACGTGCCGCCCACATCGCTGGGCGTGCTGGCCGTTTTCGAGAGAACAGCCTTGAGGAAGCCGAGCACCGTATTGACACCCGATCCGGTAAATGCGCCGATCCGGTTGAGCAGGGTGGTGAGGTTGGCGGCGATGGTCGAGATTGATGTGACCCATGCTTGTCCGACTTCCAGCTCGACCAGCCAGATCGGATAGTCCGCGGCGGCGTCGAGGCACTGGAAAACCAGCGTGTATTTACCTGCGCCTTGCAGCGTGGTTTCCGTGCCTTGCAGCGTGTACCCGTAGGACTGCGCCGACGCGCCGTTCGCGCTCACGGTCGTGCTCGACGGCGTGAACGCTGTACCGTTCCGCGCTGCGCTCAGCAGGGTAGGGGCGGTACCGAAATTGTTGACAGGCGTTCCCCCGGTCGCAAATGTGACCGGGACATAGATGTCAACGCCGACCGCTTCGGTGGTCATTTCTCCTCCAGTGCCTTCAAGAGTTCAATCTGTGCGTCGTACCTCGCATCTTCGATGCGGTAGGCTTCCTGTACCTGCTGCGCCTCGGTCTGAATCTGTTGCAGTCGAGCCTGAAGACGCGCCGCCTCGTCATTCAGTTCGCCGAGGTGCTTGCTCGTGCGGTAGTGCGCTTCCTGCTTCTTCTGTTCGAGCTGTTCAATCGTTGGGATGGACATATACACTCCTTATGCCGCTACCATCGGAATTTTGTAATTCGTGCCGTTGATCGATACGGTGATCGTGTGCGTCGGCGTGATCGTTTCGGCTGTCGGCGTAGTATCGATCCGCAGACTGTCGCACCTCAATGCGGCCTGTACGTCAACCGCTGTTAAAAACGTCCAGTCACCCGCCTCGGCCATTTCCAAAGTTTTCAAGACGCCCGTGGTTGTGGCGTTTACGCTCGATCTCGTCCAGAATGAGAGCATTCTCGATACAATTTGCAAATAGGGCTGTCCACCGTCTACCCCGTACCGCTGTGTAACAAGCCTTAATGTCTGATCCGCACCCGTGCTAGTCCGTAGTGCCAGCAACCGAACATCGTTGCCGCCGCTGCTGCTCCCGGCCAGAGGCAAATTAGGCGCGAATGCAGTACCGTTAATACGAAATTCTGAGCCGGAGTCCACTTCGACAACACCGAAAGCGTGCCAAAAGGTAATCCCGACGCTTTGCAGGCTGTTGTGAATGCGCGTTCGTCCATCGGGGTTCACATTGGTGAACGTGATGCCCGCTGTGCCGTGTTCCGTGTTTTTGAAAAGCACACTTGACGCATTTGCGGTTAATGACGTGAATGTTCCCGCCGCTGGGGTCGTGCCTCCGATGGGTGGCGGCGTGGTCAGTGCGCTGGTCAAATCCGCCGACAGAATCGCGCCGACACTCAGTGCCGCGCCTGCGCTCGACTGTTTCACGAATTGGTTCGAGCCACCCGTCGCGCTGAGATCCGCAGCCGTGCCGCCGCGCGCCAGCGCGAGCTGTCCACTGGTGATTTTACTGGCGGCAAGACTTGGAATATCGCTTGCAGTCAACGCCCCGACCGACCATGTATTTGCGCCTGTGCGTTGCGCGAATCCGGTCGAGGACAGCGCAGCCAGTGCCGTGAGATCGCCGTCGAGCGGTTGATAGACCGCCGCAAGATCGGGGATAAACCCAATGGCGATCTTGCCGTCTGCCCCGGCCTTCGGGATCTTATATGCGCCTGCCGCCTGACTGATGGGGTACAGTGGAACGCCCATGCTAGTTTCCTCTCAAAGCTCCAAGTAAAGCCTGATACTCTGCACCCGTCATCACAATCGCCGCACATGGGTGTGTGCCGTAATGCTCACCATTCGCATCGGCCTGCGGGGTTGGGTCAGCGAAGGGCAGGGCATAGTAGGCATCGGGCGTCTGTTCTGACCAGAACACGTCGAACCAGCGTTCCGAGCCGTCCGCCATCTCAAAAGTGAGTGTGAGTTCCGGCATCACATCGCTCGTCCACGCGAACCCGCCGTTGGCGTAGCCCACCCAGAACGACCGCTCGGCATTGATGTTGAGCACGGCTTGAATAGCCTGTGCATCCAACTGGTAATCTGTCCACGTCGCGGTGTCATAACCTATCCCGGAGACGGGCACACCAAATTGCGGACAGATATTGATGAGCGGCGTCTGCAGGGCGATGGCAACAAAAAAGGCGCTGAGTAGTCTCATCGCGCCTTTTGCATTTTCGGTGATATTCGCCGCCGGGCGAACTGCCGCTGTTTCATCCGCGTCTGTGCGTGCAGCGCCTTTACGTCACTGCGCAATCGCGCATTCTCAAGATGTGCGTTCGCCAGATCGAGCGTGAGCAGCCGCATACGCTGTTCAGCCTCCGTGAGCGATCTGAGTAATTGGGCATTCGCATCGGTGAGCCGGTCGCTGTGCCCGTCAATCGCAATGGTGAGCGCGTCGCGTATGGCGACCCAGATTTGCAGCGTGCTCATCGCATCTGCTCAAGCAGCCAAATCAGCAAAGGCTCTATCCACCCTTGCGCCATGCCCCCTGCAAAGAGCGTGCCGAGCACCGTCACCGTGACTGCGCCAACCTGCACCCCGACCGATTGCTTCAAAAACGCCTTCCAGGAAGCATTCAAAGCGTGTTGCAGGGACTTTACGCCTAAAGAGCGCACAGTCTCAATGAGTTTATGATCGGCATCCACAATCTTGCGGATACCCGCCAGTTCGCTGGCGTGCGTTTGCTGAACCAATTCGACGCGCGTACTCACTGCCTTCACGTCGTCGCGCAGCGCGTGAATCAGATCAAAAAGAGACGGGTTGCCTTCGCCTTTACCCGCCCCACGTACGTCGCTCATCAGCAGATTCAAGTCAACAGCAACCCCCGCTGTCTGGACGCGAAGTACATCGACCTGCTGCTCTGTTTCCACTTGCCGATCCCGCACAAACTGCACGCCCGCGCTATTGAGATTGGTGAGCGCCTCGACCATCCCGCTCACGCGAGATAGGTCTCGGTCGCTGGCATCTTTCTTCGAAAGCAGCTCGCCTAGCATATGTTTCAGTTCACTCAATTGCTCTTGCACGGGCGCGATCACTTTGGCAATCGCTGCATCCACTTCGGCATGTGTCGCTTTATCGGCGAGCGATTGTTGAAACGGCGCGAGTTTCGCATCCAATTTTGCGTCGAGCTTCTCATCAAACATCGACGCGATTTCGGTTTTGAGGCGTGTGTCACGCACGGAGAGCATATGCTCAATATTCTCGATGGTGACTTCCACAGCGTCGCCTCCCGTTACGTCTGACATCCCTTATCCATCACGTTAACCTTCCCCCGGTTTAAGCAGATCGGCCGCTTTACAAGTTCCCCCGGGGAAGGCTAGGAGGCTTGTAAAGCGGCCGATCTGCTTAACAGTGACCGCTGATCCGTACATCTGTTCTCATTATACAAGGGCGGTCAATATGCTGGATCGAAGAGCTAACACTTGTGAATTACTAGTGATAATAGCTCTTATCAGTTTCAAATCGCAAAAAGCGCGAACGCCGCCGATTCAGCTTACCGCCCAGTGCTGCGATCAGAATCACCAGCGGCACGAATACAGGCGCAAGCAGCCGATTATCCGGCACGTTGATATAGGTGGTCGCGCTGCTATAGACGACCATGCCGACATGCAGTAGGACAAAGTACCCGGCAGTGATGAGCACAGGCCATGGAAGTCGCAAGCGTTCGCGCCAGCCAACAAAGGTCACGAGGAGAAGCACCGGAAACCAACTGAACAGCGTGCCGACGGCGAATAACGCTGCGCCGTCCAGATGCATGTCCGCTGCGCCCCGATCCGCGCCCATCGCTGGATAGCCGAGCGCGACGTTGCGCAGCATCCAGAGGCCAATCGGCACGCCTGCGATCACAAGGTACACCGCAATGCGCTTCCGGTGAACGCGATGCAGCAGGAGCAGCAGTCCGCCGAGCGGGATGAACAGCACCCCCGTGTAGCGCTGAAGTGCAAGGAGCGCCGCGACGAGGCCGAGCAGCGCCACCTGCGACCAACTTTGCACCCGGAGCGAGAGCGCGAACCACGCGGCGACGAGTGTCAGGTAGAGCGGCTCTGACCACGCCCACTGATGCACGTACTGGAGCGGCATCGAGAGCAGCAGCGCCGCACCCATAAGGGTCTGTGAACTCCAACGCAGGCGCGGCGGTAGAACTGCCAGCATGATCCCAACCGTAATTGCGTAGCACGCTGCGTTCATAAGCCGAATAGCCGTCTGCACATCAGCAAACGGCGCAAGGAGCAGTGGGTAGAGCGGCGGCCACCACGAATAATAAGTCGGGATGCCGCCGACGTGCCCGATGTCCCGTGCGGCTTGGATATAGCTCTCGCTGTCTGGTGAGAATTGAACACCGCCGGGAGTCAGCGCCAGCACCAGCACAAAGGCCAAGATAGCAAAGATCGGATTGAGGAAGCGGTTCATAGCCCTCGATGCCATCAAGCGACAGATACTGTCGCTATTATAGGATCGATAGACATTAAACACCCTGAAGGTTGCTATGCCCAGATCTCCCCGATCGCGCCGCTCTTAAACACGTTCGTTAAGCCTGCGTCACCATAGAATGACGTCGTGCCGACACTCCCGCCGATTTCCAGAAGTTGCAGGTAATGGTAGCCGATGCCCGGATACCCGCGATAGATGGAGGTCAAGGGAAGCGCGACGGAATGCGCGCCACCTCCTGAGATGCTATCAGTCGCACGGGCGCTTGTAGAATCTAGGCCGATCCCCGTCCCATGTGACGCACCGGAGCTGTTGCTCGATGCGGCGACGAACGTCAGATTGACGGGTTCTTCGCTCAGTCCGATCACAAACTGCGCGCGGTTGTTGGCGCTGTTATTCCACGAACGGAGCGTGGTCGTGTTGTACGTCCAACTGTCGGTTGAATCGGCGATGAGTAATCGGCGCGGCTTGCGGTTGTAATTGTTCCACACGTAGCGCTTAAGCACGCTGTCCTCACACTGCCCCGTTGATGCAGTCGTGCGGAACGTGCCGAGATACAGCTTGGTCGTATCGCCGCTTTTGACGTAGGCTCCATCTTGCAGGGTCAACGCGGTCGCGCGGGTTGTGCCGTTTGTCCACGCGACTGCCGAAAGCGTCGTGCCGTCGTCGTCAAGGAACACGTCGTAATTCGTATCAGCAGTCAATCCTGATAGGCTCAATGTGAGTTCGGTAAACGTCACATCTGTCCACGCTGCCCCATTGTAGAGACTGACGTGATTGCCTTTGTATGGCGTGAAGTAAAGTGAAGTTTTCGCCGTCTGGTCGCTCGTGCTATAGGGCACGCCGCTTTCGAGCGTCAACACACCGTCGCAGCGTCCTGGCATAACCGTACTGCCACCGCCGCTGCTACCGACTGTTACCCATGCAGAATCGCCCGCATTCCGCCGTTTTAGTTGATAGGGCGAAGACGAGGTGTCCAACCAGTATTTTCCGGCCCCAACTGCGCCGGGATCGCTCGTTTGCACATAATGGAACGCCTCGTGAAGATCCGTTCCAGTCAAACTGCTGTGAAGTCCCATTAGGCTACATCCTCTAAGCTAAATACGGGATTGCCGCTGCCGTCCGTGATAAATGCGAACGACCCGCCGCCGACGGTGTAAACAAATTGTTGATACTGCGCAGTCGCGCCTGTCGTGACATGGCCTTTTGCATCGACCGTGACTTTGCTGTAATCACCCGGGCTCACACCACTATTGTTGTGACTGATGGTGGGTGTTGCGCCACCCGAAGATGCGATTGGCGCGGAGGCGCCGACACTCGTCACCGTGCCTGCGGACGCGCTTTGCACCTCCCAGTAGTAGCCGCCTTCACCATCACTCACCGAGACTGCTATTTGCCCTATCGCGGACGGGGTTGGTAAGTGGTAGCGCGGCACGTCTTCGCTAATATCCCGCGCATGCAGGGCGGCGGCGCTGCCGGTATCCCATGCTGACCGATCCCCTGCCAGCGCTGTGTCCGAGCTGCTCGGCGTAGTCTGGACGCCGTGCAGATTGAGTGCCGCGCTGCCAATTCCAGCGACATAAACATCACTACTGCTGATCGCGTAAACATCGATGTCGTTGACCGTGACGCCGGGTGTTCCTTCATCGGAAAAGGTCACGCGAATAACGCCGTCTGGATCGCTCCGGTTCACGACCGGAAACATCACACCGTTGTAGGTCGCACTCACACTCTTGTCAAACACCGTCCGCACAAGTGCCCACGAGCCGCCGATTGAGCGCCGCCAGTGTTCGAGATCGCCACCTCTGACCGTGCTGGCATTCACCGCAAGATACGCGTCTACCGTGCCGTCGGCGTTCACGTAGATATCGCCCATGTTGAACTGGTGGTTAGCCGTGGTGATCAGCTCAACCGATCCCCATGACGAACCGTCCCACTTGCGATAGGCGTGTTTCCAGACGCCGCTATCCTTCACGTTGTACACGATGTGCAGATTGTCAGCACTGTCCATAAATAGGCTGGGGTGATTCGTTTCGTAGGTGCTGTCTAATAACTGGCAGTGTGCAACCCATTCGCTCGTATCGGTCGTAGTGCCGAGATCAGTATCATCTATGCCCCCGTACCAGTGCCCATCGTTGAGGTCAAGATAGGCAATAAACAGGTAACGCCGCTTATCGACGGGCGCATATTCGTAATAGCTCCACATGAGCCAGATGCGTTCGCGCGTCTCGTCATACGCTGGATTGCCGAAATAGATTGAAGCATTCGCCGCGCCAGAGACATGCGACTGATGTTCCGTGCCGTAGCTTTCATCACTACGCACGTAGTAGTTTTGCAGGTATCCGCCGCTAAGCTTCGTGTAAAACACAAAGATCGTACCATCGGCCAATTTGACCGCCGCGTGATAAGTAGTGTTCGCGCCAATGTTGGACTGATTTGTCCATGCACTGATGTCTTCAGCGCTGTTGGACTTTGAGTGGTACATGGGCAGTGCGGCGAACATGTTACCGCCAAAGAACACATGAATATACCCGCTGTCATCGACCATAACCGACGGTGATGAGTGGTCGTCAAAACTGCCAGGGTTGCTGCGCACAAGCACTGCACCCGCCCACGTCCGCGCGGCGTGGTCATATGCGTCGATGTACGTCCCGAATGATGCACCGAGCCACACGACGTAGGTCACGCCGTTGTAGGTGTAAGCGGAGGGGCTGATAATATTAGGGAAGACCGCCTGATTTGTCCCATTCGAGGCGAACATGACAGGTGTAAGTGAGCCGAGCTGCCCGTCAACGTCCGACCCGTCGCGCTGACCGCCGATTTGCGTGATCGTGCCACCTGTCGAATACGTACCAATACCCGTCCCAGTGCTGGCGGTCGCTGTGGCCTTGCATTCATAAAGCGTCAGCGTGCCGCCCGTCGCCTGTGCGCCGATGGCATCACCCGCACCACTGTTCGTGACGGAGATCGTCACCCCATAGGCGTGCGCCGTGCCGCTCGAATTCAAGAGCCCAATGAGCGCCGACGAACTGGACACCGAACGGATGATCGATAAATTCCGTACCACCGTGCCATCGACCAGCGTGATTTGTCCGGTGAGGATTGTGGCTTCTCGCCCTGCCCCCACATATTCCACATCGGCGGCCAGCGCATGATCCCCCGTGATCGTCGCGGGCGGAAGCAGCACTATATCCCCCGTCGCGGCGGCCGCAATTGCGCTTGTGAAGCCCGCACTATCGGCATCGAACGATTCAGGGGCTGAGCCATCGGCATGATAGACGACAATCCCCGATGTTGTTGTGCCTGAACCCTCCTGCCATAAAATGAAGCGCGTATCGACGATGTACGAATCAAGCAGCGCCGTCATGCCATTGACCAATTTAAGCGCGGCCACATCCTTCGTGCCTGTGGGGGCAGCCGGGATATTGGCTTCGAGTAGCGAAAGCGCGATCGACTGCGCTGTCCCCGACGTCAATGTGAACGTTTCGTCAGATGGATCGAAGCTCAGCGTGGTCCAGCCATGTTGATTTGAAGCGCCCGGCACTTCGCCAGAGATATCCAGCACCGTGCCTGTAAACCAATGCCGCGCACCGCCAAACCAGTACCAGCCCGGTCCCACCTGCACAGTGAGCGCTGTTACACCCGGTGTCACGCGAAAACCGCTGACAAGCCATGTATCAACCTCGAAGTACATGCCGCTCGCGCGTGAATGGGAATGGGTCGCAATACCCGGATTCCCACCATCGGCGCCGCCTGCCACACCGAGAATCACGAAGACCTGTTTACCGTCGCGGATCTCGGTCGTAAGTTTCACCGAGCGGTCGAAATCCGGCGCCACTGCATTGTTATGGTAGGCCGTGATATAACGACCATCGTCCAGGCGCACGTTGTAGATCGCCGGGTCGCCCGTTTGAACTGATGCCACCCCACCGACGACATAGCCAAGTTTGCCATACAACGGTTCAGGACGCAGCGCGCCGCGAAAGGCGACTTCTAGAGCTTGAATAGACATTTAGCCTCCGCAGATTCCGACAATCGTGCCGCCGCCGGGGATTTGATAGGCATACAGCTGCCACGCCCCCGATGCATATTTGAGCATCCCGATCCAGCCGGACGTGCCGATCAGGAACGCGAGATCGTGGCTGACGTAGTACACGCCACGCCACGCCACAGAACCGGGCGTTACGAGAATGTTCCACGTCGGCGTGGGTGCTAAAGCGTTCCAGGTCTGGAACACGCCATGCTTGCCCTGCTGTGAGTTATATCCGACGAGAATCGCTGCATTTGGATCATCATCCGCGACCGAGAACGCACGTTGTCCACCGCCGAGCGAGTAGCCGCCCACCCCGTAGAAATGGGAGCCATCAGAAGGAGTGATATCGGTAGAGGTCGAAGCAATGATCCTGTACAGCTTCGCTTCAATCACGCTGCCAGTAAAATCCATGACCCCATGGAAAATGACATCATTCCGCAAGAATGGCTTGACGATGCAGGCCACTGGATAATCGCCCGCAGCGCTCATGAGCAGCGCCCAGTTTGCGCCAGAATCTACGGTTCGCCAGAGACTTACCCCCGGAGGTGAGCCGACTGTGTTGGCAGCACTAACCAGCGCTTCGCCCGTGCCATCGGGCAGCAACCACAGGCCCGGCTTCCAGGTCACGGCATTGTTTGGGAGGTTCGTATCATAAGCCGTTGGCAGCCCCGATCCCGCTGACCACGAGCCACCGCCGTCAATGCTGCGATAGACGCGAGTGCCTGTGCTGTCCTTGTACAAAGCCACCAGCACAAAATCAGGGTTGCCGCGTTCCGTTTGCAGCTGCACCTGCGTCGCTCCCACCGAACCGCCTGCATAGCTGTACAGTGTGCCGAGCGCGGGCGTGCCGAAAATGTCGGTAATTGGACGTGCGCCAGAAGTGCCCGCCAAGTAACCATTCACATACCCGCTGCCAGCAAGGTAGAACGGCGAATCGGCGCGAACAGCGAATGCGTCTAGCGTGCCCCACGAACCACTGAGCGTTTGCGTATCCGTTTCCGGCGTCACCCCATTCGGCATTTGCCGCAGACCATTAACGATGTGCAGCTTGCTCGCATTGTCGAAGCACGCGATCCGGTCGAGCAACCCGCTCAAGCCGTACTGCCCCATGAATGTTGGCCGCGGCGGCGGGTTATACGGTACATAGGGTTGACTGGTGACCGTGGCCGCGGGCGGGATATAGAACGAAATCCCCCCATTGCCCGTGGTCACGCCTTCGAGTGTCAGAGTGATCTCTTCTGCGGGGCGGCGCGGCTCGTAGTTGTGCCGGATGCTTACCTTCTTCACGATAAAGAGGTCACCATTGAGCACCAGCCCGCGCAGGTTGCCGCGCGTATCCGTGATCGAGATCGGCTCATTCCAGCACGGTTCGATCACGTCGAGGTTGGGAATGAGTTTCACCCGCACCTGTTTACGCTGGTTGTTCTTGCGGGCGAAGTATTCCCCCGTCCAGCGGGCCAGCGTAGCTGCGGGAGTGGTGATCGGCAAAATCTGATACGGCGCGGTATCGCGGCTCTTGCCGGCATTGTGCGTGATCCCCGGCGCACGCGCCCCATAGAGGGCGTTCTTCTCGCCATCGGTGATCGTCGGGTCAAACGCTGCTCCATAGCCTACCACCTGCCCCGTGTCCTCAGTCTGTTCATCCGGGATCACGGGCGGGTCGTCCAGCGGCCACATGGCAGGCGTGAGGCCGAGCGTCGTTGACCGGGCCGCGCGCTCGTCGGCGGTCAGAAAGAAATAATCCGCTTTCATCCACAGCCCACTTTGCGAGTCACAGCCAATCGTCTGATAACCGCAGCGCTTCGCAATATCAACGAGCTGGGACCACACCGTGCCCGCTTTGGTGTTGAAGTTCTCGATCTCGTCGGTGAGGGCGGGCAAGAATACGTTCACGATGCTGGGCAGTGTGGTATAGGCGGTCAGCACGTAGTTGATCAAGCGTGATCCGGTAATGTGCTGCATCTCATACCACACGTCCGGCGTGTCCCCCGGATTAAGGATTGTCTGGGGGAAGCCGTAGACCGACTTCATCCAGTCCGCCGCGCCGCCCGCCGTGAGCGCGTACGTACCGCGCCGCTTGTGCTTCAGCGGAGTCGCATCGCTTAAGATCCACAGCAGCGCGCCGTGGCGATACTGGCGCGGCGGCGCGGCGGCTTCACGCCCAAAGGTAGTACTTTTCCAGTAGTAAATAGTCGAATTGCGCGGAAGCACGGTGGCCGCCGCGCTGCTGTCTGCGCCGTAAAACTCGAAGCGCATGGAGCGGCCGTCTTCGGTGTCATCCCCCGTCACTTTGAAATCGCTGAGCGGCGGATAGCTGTCATCGTGCGTCCACAGCGGCAGGTACATATAGTGCCCTTTGCCGTTGCTGTCGCCGACGAGTAGGCGCACGTAGCGGAATCCTACCGGCACTTCGATGGTGATCTCGGTGCTGCTCAGTGTGCCGCTCACGAGGGTACAATCGCCAATATCCCACAGATACAGCGCGAAGGTTGCGCTATAAGCTCTAATCTGCGACGCCACTGCCGAGAGCGTCACCGTGCGGTAGGTTTCGCCCGCGTCCGCCCAATCGGCCAGCTTGACCAAATAATAGCCCTGCCCGTCGTCAGCAACCCCGGCGACAATGTTCGCTTTCGGCGGAATGGCCGCGTTCTGGTCAAGATAGATCTGGCTGTAATCGTGGTATTCCACGAAGTCGGTCGCAATGCCGGCAGCGTTTAACGTCTCGACGCGGCGCACGGGGATCAGCCACGGCAAGTGTTCATCGACGACGGTAATGTAGTCGTTGTCGTTGATGTCGATCATGCCCGGCGACGTTTCCTGCACCGCGATCTGCCCCATCGTGATGCCGCGGACGCGCAGTGACCCGCGCTCACGGCCGCCGGGCGTCGTTCCAATATCAATCGTCATGTTTGCCAGAATATCGAGATAATCGTCCCCTGGCGTCACATTGTCATAGAGAATATCGGTGATGCTGTTGGTACTGGCGTCGACGATGACCGCCCCATTGACCTGCGCGCGAAACACAGGCGTGCGCGGGACGGTCGAAATCAAGCGCGACTTCGTGCGCGCGGGCGCCGTTAAAACCGTCGTGAGTTCGCTGCCTGTGATCTCCATCAGGCAATTTCTTCCAAATCAATGAATTCGAGACGCACGTCGTACCACTCGTCCATTTCCCAACGCCCTGATCCGCCGCTGCCTTTGCCGATCACGCGCAGGCTGAGCAGCGTGGCGTTAAAGGTCGTCCACGTGTCCGTGCCTTTATCCAGCGTGTAGATGGTGACGGACGTCCCAAAATTGTCTTTGAGGTATTGATACTCGGCGCGCGTCAGTCGATAAAACACCCAGTTGACCGAGGGCAGCGTGAGCGGCACCATTTCGCGGTTGCCATTCATGACATATTGATCGGCATCGCTCCACTCGGTGAGCAGATCCCCGCGAAAATCGCGGAACAACGGCGGGCTGAGTTGCCACAAATATTGCAGTCCCGCCGCGTTGTCGTGAGCATCGGCGATCTTATTGTTCATCGCGAACCTTTCTGATGGTGTCGGCGACCTGCGTCGTCACCCGGTCACTCACGTCCTCTACCATGCCCTCGTAATCGAAAGGTTCGGAGGCGATGACGGTGATCGGTGCGGACACCTGCACCTGATATGAATTCCCGCCGCCCCATCCCCGGCGCTGCTGTTCTTCATTCAGGATGACTTCTCCGTTATGCGCGTACACCAGCCCGTCACTCAGCAGCTGCGCCCCGCTGGCAGCCATCGGAATAGCCCGTGTTGCCGCGCCACCACCGGTCATTCCTATCCCATTCAGAGGCGTGTTGGGCGCACCATATGCGCCCAGCCCCATCATCGAGCGGTACAAATCCGAGAAATATCGGACACCGTCATCGCGGATGCGTTGGAACACCGTGCTCACGGTTGTCTGGAACGATTGGAACAACCCGGCCTCGACGAAGAACTGCGATTGCATCTCGACCAAGCGCCGCTGATTATCGGCCAGCTCCAGCGCCCGGCGGCGGTCAAAATCTTCCTGCTCGCGCTGCAGGCGGATTGAGCGGTCTTCATCTTCACGGGATAGCCGTTGCCAGAAATCGGCCTCACGTTCGGCCCGCTGTTCGGCGAACTGAACCCGCATATCGTTCAGCTGCTGCACCGCATCGCGCACGCGTTCGTCGCGCTGATCGCCTAAGGATTTCCTCTGCTCTTGCAGGTCAAGATCACGCTGCTTCTGTTTGAGCGCGTAATCCTCATTTTCTTTGCGCGTCTGCTCTTGTGCGTTCCGCACCGCGCGCACCGCTGCGACGCCATCACCATCGGCAATCGCGTCCAGAATGGCGAAATGCCCCTGCCGTTGGATATCCAGCAAACGGCGGTTATGTTCCTCAAATTCGCGTTCCCGATCTTTGAGGTCTTTCGTCAGCAGCTGCGCTTCCTCTTTGGCGGAATCCGTCTTGAGGGCTTCAATCGCGGCGATTTGCTGACGTTCGCGATCAAACTGCTGGCGCTGCAAGCGTTCGTTTTGCTTCTGCTCATCGGCCAGCGCGCGCATTCGCCCGCGGGAGAAATCTTCAGCCTCGCGGCCCACGCCAATCAGCCGTTCGTCATTGGCCTGTTTGATCTTCTGCGCATTCTCTTCGATAGCGTCAAGAATATCCTGCCACTTGGGTGACTTCGCGGCATTGAGCAACGCATCGCCGAGGGTGTTTCCACCCTGCCCAATAGCGTCAGCCCCTTCTTCCGCAGCCTCGCGGATCGGTGGCCAAAGGAAATTCATAACGCCGTTGAGAAAGTCCTGGCGCACGTTCTGGAAGGCGGTATCCAGCGCCGTGTTTTGGTCTTCGCTCAAGCCAACACTCTGCGGGCGAATGTCATTCCGCTCAAGACCGATTTGCGCGTTTAGCACTTTGATTTGGTCACTGATGGCGGTGGTGTCCTGTCCCAGTAGATTCAGTAATCCGCGCTGAAGCTGGAGAAAAGCCATTTGAATGATCATGCCACCTTCACGGAACACGCTGGCGAGAATGCCAAAGGCGTTATCAAACATCATCTTCGCCGCTACAAGTCCGCGAGCGAGCTGTGTAACCGCTTCTGCCCAGATCATGATGAGCTGCTTAATCCGGTCACCGATCACAGCCATAGGATCTTCGCCGCTGTCCGAGCGCAGACGCTGATCCCCGATCCCGCGATCCGCCAACTGTTGAGCGATCCAGACGCCACCGATTGCGCCGCCTGCGAGAGCGCCAGCGCCTACACCAAGCGAAGTAAGCGTGCTCCCTGCCGCCGTCATGGAAACCATTTTGAGCGTTCGGTAAGCATCAATGGCCTGATTCAGCACCATGAGCAAAGGGGCAACGCCCGCGGTCATGACTGCGAACACGCCCGCGCTTTGTAACAGCAGCGGGTTCCCCTCGCGTAGATTGTCGATAAAGCGAGCCAAGCCCTCAGCCGCGGGGAGAACCGCATTCTCCAAGAACGGGGTAAACGCTGTGCTGGCAGCCTCGGTGACAGAGCTGCGAAGGCGTGAGAAAGCGTTCGCTCCACTGTCGCCCATTTGACGCAGCGCATCTTCTGTAACCCCGATTGAATCGAGGTATTCATTTAAAAGGCGAAGAATTTCCGCTTGGTCACCGCCTGCGGACGCCTTAATCGAGTTCACCACCGATCGACTGATATTGAACCGCTCGACGATGGAGGTGATATCGCCAGAAAGCATTTCACGAAGCGCAAAGCTCGCACCCTCAGCGCCTTCCGCTTGGTTCAGCAACCGCAACCGCTGCGAGGTCACTACCAGGTCACGCATCGACAGGTTGGTGCTGTTAATCGTTGCCAA